CAGTATCAGTATTAGATAATAATAGCCATCTATGGGTAAAACCTAATAACGGAGAAGTAACAAAAAGAATAAATATAAAAAATATTCAAAAAAAAAAAATAATAATAAATTTTGATATAAATAAAACAATTATTTATTTTGATGCATGTTCAAAAGAATCTACGGAAGACTTAATTAAATATAATTTATCATTTGTTATATTTTACAATAAATTATTAGGAACATATCATTTAGGTGAAAATTTAGATAAAATAAGTGATAATTATGTGTCTTATAATTCAATTAAACAAGATAATAAAAAAGAGATTATAAATAATATAATTAGTGAGGCGGGTAAAGATTTCATAACATACTACATTAACTATATAAAAACAATATTAGATAATAAACAAAAAACAGGTAATTTATTATTAGATTCATTTTTAAAATTTATTATATATATAAAAAATATAAAAACATATGATGTAAAAGTTTTATTTCGTACATTTGGTGTAGATGGTTTACCATTGATATTAAAATATTTTCCAGAATGTAAAGATTTTGGTAGACTAATTAGATTTGATGATGGTATTATAATGAGATATTTAGATGTTAATAAATTTAATGAAACTAATAAAAAAACTGCTAATAAAATACAAACAATAGAAAAACAAAAATTAAGATCTAACTTACAGGAATTTAGTGATAAAAAATTCGGTAAAAATGAGAATTCAATTAAAAATGGTAAAAATGGACAAAAACAACATGAAAAAGTAGAAATAATTAAAGATTATGAACCAATTATTGATAAAATTAATTCAGTTTTTAATGATAAAGATTATATGTTTATAAGAGATGATTATTTTTACTGGAGTAGAAATGAAGGTAATAAATCCAGATATCAACGAGGACCGTATGCAAAAGTTATATTTCCAATTGAAAATGCAATACAATTATTTTTTGATGATGGTATATACGAAGATAAAAATAATTATGGAATAGTATCAATTAGAAATAATAAGTTTGTAAATGTTAAGTTTAAAAAAGATGTTTTTATATTTAATGCTTCAATAATGTCTGTTATAGATGATAATTATTATATAGATAAATTCTTAGAATCATTTAGATATATAGAAAAAGGTAATAGTTCTGTTACACAAAGATTAGGAAAAGTAGAAATAAAAACATATAGTCCACCATTAGAATCCATCACTAATTTCTAGATAGCTATATTTTCCTTCGTAAACTCTGGAAAATAGTTCTTTATATACGCATAAATGCTCCGATAAATTCATTGTATTCTAGGAAAAATATAAAAAAATTGATTTTTTTTAATAAATATAACAATATATTTATTAAATATATACAATAAAATAGATCAATAAAATAGATCAATAAAATGTTACGTATCACTATTTTTATACTATTTTTTGTGAAATTATCATTTAGTTATTCATTAAATTCATTATTTTTTGAAGGTAATGATATAATTAAAAATATTACACTTAATACAAACATTATAGATAAACATGATAAATGTAATAAGTTTTATTATGATTATTTGATTAAAAATAATTTTGTATGTTTAAATAAAAATAATAATTCACGTTCAGATGAAAATGATATTTTAGAAAAAATTATTTCAATTCATAAAGATACCCTAATGTTTTCAAAAAAAGAAATGTATAATTTTTATTCAGATAACAAATATGAGTTAAATGAAATAATAAACAATTTTGATGTATTTTATTCAAAGTCACATGAATCAATTAAAAAAGTAATTAAATATGCAGTAAATTATTATTTAGATAAAATAATTTTATTTATTGATAGAACATATGATTATCTTAAAAAAAATATAATTATTGATGAATATAACGAAGAAATTATTATACCTGGAATAAACCATCAATTACGTTATTTTAGTGATACAAGTATTACAAATTATGACGATTGTCTTGATTTTTTAAAGTCACTTGAAGATTTATTGTGTTTTACAACAATAAAAGAAAATATATATTTATTTGTAAATAAATTATATAAATGATACACAAAATTAGGTATTTACCAAAGTTTACAAAAGAAAATAGAAATGAATCTTCATTGCATTCAAATTTTTATCATATAGTGTTACAGAGTCAATGATAGAAAATACAGAAAAGAACAGAAATGAAATTTATTCACATTTCTGGACAAATTAGGTCAAAATTCATTAAGTGCAAATAAAAATATTTATTTATCTGATTCAAATTATTATTTACATAATTGAAAATATTTATAATAAAAATATATTTCAAGAAATTATGATAATTATCGAATTTATCCTAATACTATTATGCAATTTTATTGAAAATTATGATTATATTATTCGCTTTCGTTTTGATATCAAGATAATATAATAAATTATCTAAATATTTTAGATTCTGATAAAAATATACAATATTTTGGTGTAGGTAGAACATGAATAATGGAACATTATTGTAAAATAATAATTTAGATGATGCGCTAAGATGGAAATATGCTCCTGAAGTTAAATTAACACAATATTTAAATGAATATTGTATAATTAATAATTTAGATCCTAATATATCAATAAAACATATACATATTTAATAGGCTAAAGTATAAATAATTTAAAAAATTAAACTAATTGAAGACTAATATTATCTAATATATTTATAAAGATAAATAATTTTCAATAAATATAATATAATAAAGATGAATACTAAATATGTTTGAGAAGATTTTTTAACATAATCAAATATTATAACTTCTGTATCAAAAATTTTTATTTTTGAATGATTTATTAACAATCTTTTATTCATATCGTATTTTTTTTCATTTAATATATAATTTTCAAATAATATAACAATACAACAATTTATTATATACCACGAATAAACTGTCATAACTAATAAAAATAGCATAAACATATTTAACATAAAATTTTTAGAAAAAATTAGTACGTATATTATCATAAATGTTGCTAAAATATAATGTATAAATTTTATTGAATACCCAATAATAGTTTTAAAATTTAATTTTTTATGTTTTTTTTGAATATCATGAAAAAAAAACGTGATACACTTTTTCGGAAATAAAATTATACTTACGTTAAATTCAAAAAGTTTAATACTATTTTGGAAAATGTATAAAAAAATTGATATAAAATATCATTTATTTGTATTTATAAAAAACATATAAAACAATAACAAAAAAAATGAATGATAAAAAAGAATGTTTTATATGCTGTACACATAATGGAAAAAGTGAAAATGAAATTAAATTTGAATTAATATTCAATAAATATAATTTTAATTTTCCATTGATTCCATTATCAGATGCATATAATTGTGATTGTAAACACAGTTTTGCTCACAATAAATGTTTATTTTCAATCAAGAAATGTCCAACATGTAGGAAAACAGTGTTGAAACCAAATTTATATGTAAAATCAGTAAATGATTATTATCTGAAATATTACTTAAATTGGATAAAAAAAGATCCAAAAAGAATAAAACAAGTAGAATTTTACTTATTATTATATTTTTGTATAATTTTTTTACCTATGTTAGGTATAATAGAGTATTCAAAAAAATATTCACTATTTTTCTCTGTAATATTACTTAGTGTATTATATTTTGGTATTTTTTTATATAATCTAAAAGATTATTTTATTAAATATTGGTTATATAGTCCATCAACAAATAAATTTTATGTTTTTGAATAAACTTTTTAGGCTGTTTCCATTTTTGATTGTTAAGAGATGGCTATCTAAAACACTCATTTTTTAACAAAATCTTCTGAACTTATAAAATTTCAATCATTCATATAGTCTATAATCTTTAAAAAAAATTGATTTTATATAATATATATAAAATAATAACTATTATAGATAACTAGAATATAATGGAAGTTAATAGTTATTTTACTAATGAAAATACAGAAAAAACCAGAATGAAATGAAGGTTTATCGCTGTTTTCCAGAGTTTACGAAGGAAAATACAGAAAAAAACCAGAATGAAATGAAGGTTTATCGCTGTTTTCCAGAGTTTACGAAGGAAAATACACATTTAAAGTTTGAACAAAATTTTAATCAACCGTTAGAAATAGGAATTATTCCTCATAGTGTTACACATTTAAGTTTTGGATATAAATTTAATCAACCATTGGAAATAGGAATTATTCCTTATGGTGTTACACATTTAAGTTTTGGATATAGTTTTAATCAACCGTTAAAAATTGGAATTATACCTAATAGTGTTACACATTTAAGTTTTGGTAATTGTTTTGATCAACCATTAGAAATAGGAATTATACCTCATGGTGTTACTCATTTAGATTTTGGCGGTGATTTTGATCAACTATTAGAAATAGGATTTATACCTTATAGTGTTACACATCTTACATTTAGTCTTAGATTTGATCAACCATTAGAAATAGGAATTATACCATCAAGTGTAACACATCTTAGTTTTGGCGATTCTTTTAATCAACCATTGGAAATAGGATTGATACCAAGTAGTGTAACACATCTTGATTTTGGTTATCAATTTAATGAAGAATTAGAAATAGGATTTATACCCAATTCTGTAACACATCTTACTTTAAGTAATGAATACAAACAACAGTTAAAAATAGGTGTCGTGCCAAATTCTGTTACACATCTTACTTTTGGTGATGAATTTAATCAACCATTAGAAATAGGACTTATACCAAATTCCGTTACACATCTTATTTTTGGTAATTATTTTAACAAACCATTAGAAATGGGATTTATACCAAATTCAGTTACACATCTCACTTTTCACGATGCCTTTGATATATTATTAAAAAAAAATGTTTTACCAGTAAGTTTAACATATCTTAAATTTGGTTATTGTTTTAATCAACCATTAGAAAAAGATGTTATACCATATAATGTAACACATCTTATTTTTGATGATTATTTTAACCAACCATTAGAAATTGGATTTATACCATATAGTGTAACATATCTTAAATTCGGTTATTGTTTTAATCAACCATTAGAGAAAGGTGTTATACCAATAAATATTGAATATCTTGAATTTGGTTTTTGTTTTAATCAACCATTAGAAAAAGATGTTATACCTAAAAATATTAAACATCTTGTTTTTGGTAATGAATTTAATAAATAGATAACTATAGAAAATATATAAAAAGTATGTTACTTAGACATATTGAAATGAAGATTCATCGCTATACTCCGAAACGTATGTGAAGGAAAATACAAATACAAATATATTTTTAGTTTATAAAATAAATATTATTTTATAATGTAGTAATATATTTATGTATAAATTTATTTTTAATCGAATTAAAAAAATAATACCTAAAATTTCAGAAACTGAAATTATTGCATTAAAATCAGGTGGAACAAGTATTGATAAAGAATTATTTACTGGTAAAATAGATTATAAAAAATTATTTTCACCATTATCTGCTATACATAGTACATCTAATGATATGAATATAAAAATAAAAGAATTATTAGAAAAAACAGGAGAAACTTCAATTTATCCAAATAAAAATATTAAAGATGTTATGAATTTTTTAGGTAGTAATGGGTTTTTAAGTATGATTATAGACAATAAATATGGTGGTAATAGATTACCAATTGAAACACAATCAAATATTTTATCAAAAATATCTTCTTATAATCCTTCTTTAGGAGTTGCAACAATGGTTCCTAATTCATTAGGACCTGCTGAATTACTTCAACATTATGGTACAGAATATCAAAAAAAATATTTTTTACCAAAATTAGCAAATGGAACATTTATACCATGTTTTGGATTAACCGGACCAAATAATGGTAGTGATGCTGTTGGAAAAATAGATGAAGGATTTGTAGAAAAAGTAAATGGAAAACTTAAAATAAAAATAACATTAAATAAACGTTATATTACTTTAGCACCAGTTTCTAATTTAATTGGAATTGCTTTTCAATTAAATGATCCACATAATTTATTACAAAATGGTAAAAATGGAATTACATTAGCATTAGTTGAAAAAGGTCATGATGGATTATTGCAAAATACATATCATAATCCAAATAATGCAGGATTTCCAAATGGAACTATAAAAGGAACTATTTTAATTGATACAGACCAAGTTATAGGTGGTATCGAAAAAATTGGTACAGGCTGGAAAATGTTAATGGAATGCTTATCAGTGGGTAGAGGTGTTAGTTTACCTGCTACTGCAAATGGATCTTCAAAATTTATAACACAATCAATAATGAATTATATAAATATTAGAACACAATTTAATATGAATATTGGTGATATGGAAGCAGTTAAAGAAAAATTTATAGATATGTATATAAATACGTGGATTATACATAGTTCTGTAAAATTAACAAATTATATATTAGATAGTGGTATTACACCATCTGTTATAACAGCTATAATGAAACAACAAACAACTGAACGAGCAAGAAATATACTAAATAATGGAATGGATATATATTCAGGAAGTGGAATTTGTACAGGTGAAAATAATTTTTTTACAAAATTTTATAATTCATCACCTATTGGAATTACGGTAGAAGGTTCCAATACTTTAACAAGAGGTTTAATAATTTTTGCTCAAGGATTAAATAAGAGTCATCCATATATATTTCCAATTTTTGAAAATATACAAAATAATAATATCGAAGAATTCAAAACAAATTTTAATAAATTATTATGTGATATAATAAAAAATTATATTAATGTTATCAATCCATTAAATTCATCACAATCAAGATTAGAAAAAGCAACATTAAAATTTAGTTTATTATCTAATTTTATTGCAATTTTAGGAGGTAAAATTAAATCAAATCAAATGATATCTGGTAATATGGCAGATATACTATCAAATTTGTATTTAAGTTATAGTTTAATTTGGTATCATCACCATTACCCTCATAATTCAAATATGTTTTTAAGAAATATATGTATCGATTATTTATTGAATGAAATTGATTATAAAATGAATTTAGTAATTAATAATTATCCAATTAAACCATTACAACCTTTTTTATATATCCTTAAAAATAATATTCAATATTCGAATTTTGAAAATAAAAATAAACTATATGATTTAATATTAAATGATAAAGTATTGAATCAAATATTTAAAGATGATATTTATTATAAAAATACTGTATTAGAGAAAATGGAAAATTTAAATAAATTGAATAAAAATAGTGATGAATATAAAATATTATATGAAGATATTATTAGTGTTGGTGAATATCCTATAAAGTGAGAAAACTTATTTTCCATCAAAATATTTTTAATAAATTATTTGATAAAGAACTATTTTCTGGAACGTATGTGAAACATAATAAAAAATAATATAATATATATATATATATGTTAAAATATTTAAAAAAAATGGGATATCCATTACATTCATATAATTCATCTAAAAAATATTATAATAAAACAAATTTTAACGATAATATAATGATTAATTTCAATAAAAAATATAAAAATAAATTTTTAAATATATATGATAATAATAATATAAAAGACAAAGACGCTGATATTTTATTTAATAATTCTCTTAATTATATTCTAAATCTACAACACAATTTAAAAAACAATAAATTAAATAATTATATTTTAGGAGGATTTGCTTTAAAACTATATTATTTAAAATATAATAAATATTTGAATGATTATAATAATCCAATATTTTTGACAAAAGATTGTGATATTCATTTAGTTACAAATGTAGAAACATTTACAAATGATATTATTTTCAATAATTTAGAAAAAATTATTGATTCATCAATGTTATGTATAAATAATAAAAATTATTTATTTTTAGAATTATATATTGTAACAACTTTTAAAAATTATGATGAATTTGATAAATTAATAACACAAATGTTAAATAATGGTTATGATTTGCACTTATATAACATTAACAAAATATCAGTAACTTATATGCTTAAGTTTATTAAAATTATAAATAATGAATTTTGTATAAGATTAACAATAAAATTTATTGAAAGAAATTTTAATTATATGAAATTAAATATTTTTAAATTAAAGAGAACAAATAATAAATTAGATGTGATAAATTGTTATTTACCTGTAGACATTATTTTTAAAAATAATGTTGATATTAAATTAAAAACAGAAATTTTTAAATTTGATAAATATAATTATAAAATATTAAAAATGGATTATTTATTGTATAATATGATATTATTATATTATGGTTATATATTTAAAAAAGATTCTCCTGAAATAATAAGTAGAGTAAAAGATAAATTAAATACTAGAGATAAAAGTAGACTTATTATATTTTTAAAAATATATTTTAAACTAAAAAATATTAAAAATAAAATATTAAATAATAAAAATATTAATAAAATTTTTACAATATTGCATAATGCATATTCTAATTTAAAAAAAAATAATTTTTCAAATTTATTTGACAAAATAAAAAGTTTTTAATTTGTATTTTCTTTCACATTTGTTCCATAAAATACCCATGAACATTCATTCCTGTTTTTTTCTGTATAATAAGTTATTTAGTTTTAGATGGTTTAGTTTTATTTTTTCTCCTTAGTTCCCAATACTTTTTTATCTAAAATTTTTCCCCAATTTTTAATTTCACTCGAAATAAATAATGATAATGACAAAATATTGTAAGTTGGAATAAGCAATTTATATTTTCTTATTTTTTCTATATCAAAATCAAATGTATTATTTTTTTATTCATTATAATATACCTAAATATTTTTATATAATAAGTTCAAAAAATAAATTTTACCAAATTATTTTTATTTTTTTTTATATAAATATTTCACATTGGAATAAAAGAATGTTAAATAAAGAATAAATTTATCTGAATTTATAATAATTAACTAATCATAAATTTATAAAAATCAATTTTTTTAATATTTTAATTAATCAAATCCCATATATCATGTGTCTTATCATGAGGATAATAAAAATTTAATATATATTTAGTAACTCTTCCACCTTTTGCAAGAAATCCCCCATATTTACGTAATATATTATTTAATGATTGTGTATGTTTTGGGGATCTACCAGTATGTTTTTCACTTACAAATATTTTATATGCATTAGATGTAAATTCAAAGCCATATAATACAACAAAATCTATTTTATCACCTCTACCTTCAGCTAATGTAAAAATTTCACGTGAAACCATTTTGTAAAGAACAGGATCATTATAATTTAATATATAAACATTATGTCCACAAAATGTTTTTTTAACAGCATTAACTGCAACTTGTGCTTTTATATTATTACATACTTCATCATATAATTTACCAATTAAACATTTATATTGTAAGGATACATTTAATAATTCTTCCAGTTTTTTAAAATCACTATTTTTTGTAAATTGTATTTTTAAATAAGGTGAATGAGTAATTTTAAAATTATTATATGTTGTAATATATCTAGATAATGTAATATTTAAAAATGGATATGGACTTTTTCTATCATTACTGTCAATATATATCATATCCATTGGAATATTTTGTTTAGGATTAAAAAATTTAAATGTATATGCTGATGCACAATGTTTATTGTCACCAATAAATGCTTGTATATTAGAATATTTTTTTAATATATTATTTGGTCTTGGATGATCGTCAATAATTATAATATTTTTGCATAATTTAGACAAATAATCATAGTTAGCTTTTCCAAACGATAAATCAACAATCATTAAATTTTTATCTTTAATTAAATTATCATATTTTCTTAATCTGTAATTTAACATTGTATTTGACGAACTTGGTTTAGCAGGTATAAAATTTAATTCTTTATTATTTTCAAAATATTTATAAATTATATAAGCTGCCATTAATCCATCCTCATTATCAGTATGAAACATAACAACATCTATATTTTCTTTATCTTTTGTTGTTACATTTTTAGAAAATGCTAATATATCATCAAAAGAATTTTGATATTCATCTTCAGTTTGAAATAGTGTACTTCTTGTATTAAAATATCTTTTCTTACTATTTACTTTTATATCAAACATGTTACATTTATCAATACAATTTTCTAATTTTTTATCAAATGTTATATCATTTTCTTCAACTATAGTTGTTTCATTGAGTTCTGTATTATTAATATTAACTTTTGCATTAGTAACATTTACTTTCATTTTTTTATCTTTAACAACCTTTCTCTTTTTTTTAGGACTAGTATTTTTATTATTTAATTTAACTTTTTTTGCAGGCATATATAATTAAATACAACATAATTAAATTGTATTTAATAATAAAAAAATATTAGTTAAAATATTTAATTTTTGAAAATATTTTACATTGTTCATATTCCATCTTTTGGTACAAACCCACCTGAAAATATTTTATTGATGTTAATAATTTATATTTATTATTACAATAATAAAATAAGTTTTAAATTACTATTTTTCAAAATCGTATTTCTAGATGGTTTGTACCTACTGCTATCATATTCTTCATCATTAACATCTTCAGAAATAAACTATTGTAATAAATCAATAACAAAATAAAGACCTTATAAACAAGATATTGACCATTATGTAGATATTATTTTCAAAGTTATAAAAACAGGTATTTTCCTTCTTAAACTCCGGAGTATAGCGACTAACCTCCATTGCATTCCGGTTATTTTCTGAAGGTATGCAAAAGGAAATACTAATCATTTGAATTACTTAAATAAACTATATGTACATTACCTAATGCTGATACATTTGTATTTTCCTTCGTAAACTCCGGAAAATAGCGACTAACCTTCATTTCATTTCGGTTATTTTCTGTAATATTATTACAATGGCTTAAATAAAGTGTATGTACATTACCTAATGCTGATACATCTGTAATATTATTACAATAACTTAAATCAAGCGTATGTACATTACCTAATTCTGATATATTTGTAATATTATTACAATGACTTAAATAAAGTTTTTGTACATTACCTAATGCTGATACATCTGTAATATTATTACAATAACTTAAATCAAGCGTATGTACATTACCTAATTCTGATATATTTGTAATATTATTACAATGACTTAAATAAAGTTTGTGTACATTACCTAATGCTGATACATTTGTAATATTATTACAATAACTTAAATCAAGCGTATGTACATTACTTAGTGCTGATACATCACTAATATTTTTAAACCCTGATAAATAAAGTGTATGTACATTACCTAATGCTGATACATCAATAATATTATTACAATAACTTAAATCAAGCGTATGTACATTACCTAATGCTGATACATTTGTAATATTATTACAATGACTTAAATAAAGTTTTTGTACATTACCTAATGCTGATACATTTGTAATATTATTACAATAACTTAAATAAAGCGTATGTATATTACTTAGTGCTGATACATCTGTAATATTATTACAATGAATTAAATAAAGTGTATGTACATTACCTAATGTTGATACATCATTTACATTTTTACAACTATTTAAATAAAGTGTATGTACATTACTTAATGATGATACATTTGTAATATTACTACACCAACCTAAATCAAGTGTATGTACATTACCTAACGCTGATACATTTGTAATATTATTACAATGACTTAAATCAAGTGTATGTACATTACCTAATGCTGATACATTTGTAATATTATTACAATGACTTAAATAAAGTGTATGTACATTACCTAATGCCGATACATCATTTATATTTTGACAATTATTTAAATAAAGTGTATGTACATTACGTAATACTGATACATCAGTAATATTATTACAATAACTTAAATTAAGTGTATGTACATTACTTAGTGCTGATATATTTATAATATTTCGACAATAACTTAAATTAAGTGTATGTAAATTACTTAATGTTGATACATTTGTAATATTTATACAATAACTTAAATTAATACAAATTATTTTATAATTTTTATAATTTTTATCTAAATTATTTCTAAAATTTATATCTTCATAATATTTCAAACTATATTCTTTAGTTAAATTAAGTTTAAAGTATAAATATTTTAAATTTAATAATTCATTGTGTTGTCTAATACTAATACTTTGTAAAAGATTATTACTATTATTTAAAAATGATAATATGTATATAAATATATCAATATTTATATGTAACAAACTCATTTATTTTAATATATATATTAATTTATTAAAGATTTATACGTAAGATAGATTTTCCTTCGTAAACTCCGGAGTATAGTTCTTTATCTACGCTTCGTTCTGATAAATTCATTGTATATTCTGGAGAGAAACTCTCGAAAGAATATAGTTCTTTATCTAATGCATAAATGCTCCAATAAATTCATTGTATTAGAAAAATGGAAAATTTAAATAAATTAAATAAAAATAGTATTGAATACAAATAGTGTTGGTGAATGTCCAATAACCTAGATTTCATAAATATTTTAAATAAAAATTTCTAGTTCTTTTATCATAAAATTATATTTTTTGAATATATATTTTATTTTATTAATAAAATCTTTAAAATTATTTTTATAACGTATTCCAGAATATGTATAATGTATATTATCAAGTGTTGCTTTATAATATTCATGTTTATACACTAATTTTTTCATATAATCTACTAAATATATTGGTAATTCTATATCTGTACACATAATAGATTTAACAATCAAATCTTTATCATCGTTTGAATATTTATTATCAATTATAGAATATAATTTGTTATAAGTTATATCATGACCACTAATTAAAAATTTATATATTTTTTCATGTGAAATATTTTCATAAACAGTATTAGGATAAGTAATAGAAATATATTCTAATAAATATTCAATAAAAATATAAGTGGATTCATTATTAACATTATTATAAAATATCATGAAACAATAAACTATAGATAATAATATATATATTAAATCATCTTTAATAAATTTAATTGGAAACGATGACATAATTTTTGTATATCTAAAAATACATGTTTCACTAAAATTTTCATAAACATTATTTTCACATAATAATTGCTTGAAACTATTTATATTTTTAATATTATTTAGTTCTTCTTCTGATAATGTTTTATATAAATCATAAAAATAATCAAATATTTCATTTGATGAATGATAAATAGTTATATATAAAGTTGGTACATTATCAACATATGTCCATAATACAGGTTTTCCCATTATATATTTAATCATATCTAAATCATTTACAATAATTGCATTTCTAAGAACAATTGAATTAAAATATTTTATATCTGTTTCATTGCAATAATATATTGGTTTATCTTTTTCAATTCTTTCATAAATTAAATGTGCAAATCCATTTTTTGAATTTACACAAGTTTTAAGAAGAATTAATATATCGAAATTATTTTTATAATATTTTTCGAATAATGTTGAAAATTGTTCTTTATTTTTATATTTCATAATTGTATAATAATCAAATTTAATATCATATTTTATTATATTTTCATATAAAATTTTGTATAAAATAATATTATTAGCACTATAATTAAAATCTATATTTGATATATTTCCCATTTTTTCAGTTAATTTATCAAAATAATATCTATTTGTAGGATTTGGATCTTTCAATAATTTTATTGAAATATCTATTCCATTTTTCAATGTTATATTATTATTTAATAATATATCAAAACACTCTTTTGAACGACAAAGTATTGCTTTCTCTATTAGATACATTTTTTTGAAAATATTTAAATTTAATTTTTTTGTTGTTTTTATAATATTTTCTAATTCAATCGAATTATTATATTCAATAATTTCAAATAATTCTGTAATACTCATTTTTAATATATTTATATATCAATATAGTCTTAAATTATTTTTTTTATGAAATTATTTATTTTTAATGTAATAATTTTTTTAATTTACTTAGATAAGAACTATATATCCACATAATAATATTTACATTTATTATTTTTTTATGAAAAAAATCTAATTTCATATTCTTTTATCAAGTTTTCCTGATACTTCAATTGTTATTTTTCTGATTTAATAATTTTAGTAATATTAAATGAAGAAATAACAATAAAAGAATTGACTGATGTATTTTTTGGTAAATAACATTATATTTTATTCATTATTAATTTTTTTGCAAAACCATATTGCTAAATCATTTGCTGTTATATCCATTTCTTCAAAATCATATTCTTTATTTTTAATTATTTTCATTTCTCTAATATCAGCTCTTTTTTTGAGATATACTTTTATTGAATTCGATAGTTTTTTTTCAAAATATTTACATTCAAAAAAGAATTTAATACCTTCTTGCATTGTATTCATATCAATATTATGTTCAAAATAATAGTTTTTATATTCAATAATATTGTTTCCACACCAATAAATATCTATATAAATATCATCTGAATAATTACTATGATAAAATATTGCAAAATATAAATAAGTATCTTCCTTTGTTTTTATCTTTAAATATTTACGTTCATTATATTTATCATTATTATCAATAAATAATTCAATATCAATATTTTTTAATTTACATATTTCAATAAATCTATTTATAAATATATTACATATAAAATCTGTTAAATTTAAATTTTTGAAATATTTATGTAATTCTATAAATGAATCAATTGAAACATTATTTATATCAATATTTAATTTATTTAACTCTTCAATAAAATTATATTTATAATCAATTATTTTATTTTCTTCCATTTTATATATCTATATAAAGATGATTTTATATAATTTATAAAAAATGATTTCGAATAAATATTTTGATATTGAAAATTATGAAATAAAATTTGAAAAAAATAAAAATGAAATATTTTTTACTATTCGTAATAAATTATCACCATTTGATATAATATATAAAAATATTAATTCAACAATATTTAATGCAGATTTATTGTATCAAATAATTTATAATTGTTTTATTAAAAAAGATGATAAATATGATATAATAATTATAAAAAATAGAAATATTATTAAAGATATACACTTTCATATGAAAATAAATTATTTTGTAAATATTACTTTTGAATTATATGAGAAAAAAAATTGTATTGAACATAAAAGTATATTATCATCAGATAATAAATTAACAAAATATAGTTTATATGAAAAACCGATTGAAGAATTTAATGATAAAATATATTTATTTACATATTGGAAAGAATATAGATTTAATTTTCAAGAAATGATAAATTATTACGAATATAAAGATTGTAAAAATTTGGAAATAAAAGATTGTTTTGATTATGTAAATAAAATAATTAATCCTGAATATGATAGTGACATGTTTGATACATATCCTGATGAAAAATATAGATATCATATATTATATCATGATAAATACTTTCATATACAAAATATATCAAAATTAGATAAATTAGAATATTTAAATATTAATTATTATAAATATAGTGATTTAAACGCATTTCATAATAAAACTTTAAAAGAATTAACAATTGGTTCATATAATACTATATCTTATATTAAATCAATTACTGGAATATCAAATTTTGACAGTCTATCTAAAATAACTTTTATAAATTGTTTTTATTTAGAAAATATTGTTAATATTTTAGAGAAAGAAAAACATATTATTCAAGAATTATACTTTATTTATTGTCATAAAATAGATTTTACAGAATTGATGACATATTGTAAAGAAAAGAATATAAAATTAAATATTAGATTTTGTTTTGTATAGGAATTTATAAAAATATATTTTTAAATTTGTTTAGTCCTTCATTGTATTTTCCAGAGTTTACGTAGGAAAATAGCAATAAAACTTACATTAGAATTCCGGTTTGTATTTATATAAATTGTAATAAAAATTTAATCTCCAATAATATTTTTTAATCCATCTATATTTATAAGTTTATATAATTCTTTTTTTAATGTTCTTAATGGTGTTATTGATATATTATTAACTTTTAATATTTTAGATTCTAATAAATATGAATCATATAAATTTATAAATGTTAAAATTTCATTTAATAAAATTCCAAAATCATTACTAAAATTTGACCTATCAAAATCAAATAATACTATTTGAATTCCATGCGTATTTATTTCAGTTTCTCTATCTTGATATTTATATTTAATTTTATCTCTTTTTGTTTTTTTTATTAATATATTACCTGGATGTAAATCACCATGTATAAATCCAAATGTTTCAAATGCTAATATCATTGAAGCTATTACTTGATTTATTATTGATATTATTTCTTCAAGTTTATCAGGTTTATAATTTATTATTGAACCTATTTCATAATATTCCATAAATAAAAAATAATTTGTTGTACCATTATTTTTACAAAAATATTTAGGTAATGGTTTTTCTAAATTATAATTATTTATATTATCTTTACAACTAAAAAACCCTAAATATTTAGCAAAATTTATACATTTTAATTCTTCTAACTTTTTTGATGTTTCATAATCTTTATTTAATAATTCATATTTTTTTGATATTTTTACTATAACTCTTTTCTTTTTTATTATATTCGCTTCAATTAATTTATTTTTGTTTTCTCCTCTATTTACAGGTAATATTTTTGTTGGTAATAACCATTCATTAGTTGTTTTTTTCTGTTCTATTGTTTGATTTTTTATTTTTTTTGCTACATATTTTCTGTAATTATTTTCATTATTCATTAATCCATTTAAGTCTACCTTTTCTAAATAATTTAAGTTATAATATTCCATTTTATATAATAATATTAAAAATTTTTTATTAAAAAATATTTTATTTTGAAAAACTTATAAAAATATTACATAAATTAATATTTTTAATGTAATTTATAAAATAATTAAAATTATAAAGATATTAATTGTAAATATCATAATATTTTTAATAAATATATTTAAGCATTATAATAAAATACTTAAAATTTATATTTTATTGTATTTCATGAAAAATTAAAAAAATATAAAAATTATATTACACATAATTTATAAAAAATGGGACAGTTTATATAAATTAGGTGTAACTAACTATGAGATTATCAATATAAATTCAGGTATAAAAACAAAGTATGAATTAATAAATATTAATAAACCAATAAATATGAGTATTATTTAACATAATATTATATTTTTAAATAAATTTATATTGAATTTGTTATGTATTACTTAATTAATTTTTGTTTATTAAATATTCATCCAATGATTTCTTAACATATTCATTTTTAGATAAATTTATATAAACAGTACTATTTTTATCATTTATTTTTTTCTTTTGGTCTTGTAACCAACTTGCTATTTTTATATTTTTATATTGTTCATTCTTTTTTGGAACTCTTTTATTATTATTGGAAAATTCAAATAATAAAAATTTCCATTGTTCATAAGTTAATTTTTCTTTATCTTTATTTTTATCTTTATTTTCTAAATATTCATCCAATGATTCTTTAACATAACTATTTTCAGATAAATTTATATAAAAAGTACTATTTTTATCATTTATTTTTTTCTTTTGATTTTGTAACCAAATACCAATATTATTATTTTTTTTTGGAACTCTTTTATTAATATTACAAAATTCAAATAATAAAATTTTCCATTGTTCATAAGTTAATTTTTCTTTATCTTTATTTTTATCTTTATTTTCTAAATATTCATCCAATGATTCTTTAACATAACTATTTTCAGATAAATTTATATAAAAAGTATTATTTTTATCATTTATTTTTTCCTTTTGATGTTGTAACCATTTACCAATATTATTATTTTTATATTGTTCATTCTGTTTTGGAACTCTTTTATTATTATTGGAAAATTCAAATAATAAAAATTTCCATTGTTCATAAGTTAATTTTTCTTTATCTTTATTTTTATCTTTATTTTCTAAATATTCATCCAATGATTCTTTAACATAACTATTTTCAGATAAATTTATATAAAAAGTATTATTTTTATCATTTATTTTTTCCTTTTGATTTTGTAACCAACTTGCTATTTTATTATTTTTATATTGTTCATTCTTTTTTGGAACTCTTTTATTAATATTACAAAATTCAAATAATAAAATTTTCCATTGTTCATAAGTTAATTTTTCTTTATCTTTATTTTTTTCTTTATTTTCTAAATATTCATCCAATGATTCTTTAACATAACTATTTTCAGATAAATTTATATAAATATCACTATTTTTATCATTTATTTTCTTTTTTTGACTTATATGTAACCAATTACCAATATTATTATTTTTATATTGTTCATTATATTTTGGAACTCTTTCATTATTATTGGAAAATTCAAATAATAAATTTTTTTTCATTTCCCATAACTCGTTACCATTCTGTAAAACACCCATACTATTATAAATCATATTATACTTAAATTCTATTTCTTCATTTTCTTCTTCTTCATCAGTATTTTCAATATTTATATATCCTCCTAATTTTTTATTTTGAAATAATGTTTTGATTCTACTATCATTGCCCGCCATAACTCTTAAAAAATTACAAATACTTTTTTCATCTTCTTTTGAAGAAAAAGGCAATATTACATTTGCAATATTTTTCATATTATGTAATCTTAAAGCTCTTCCAATTATTTGTATTAAAGTTGTTTTTGAATATGGTAAATGTAAAAAACACACTGATTTTGTTATTGGTGCATCAAATCCTTCTACTAATATTCTAACATTAACTAAAAATGGAATTATTCCATTTTTGTATTTATCAATAATATCAACTCTTTTCTTTTTAGATGTATGACAGTCAATATATTCACAACAATTTAATTGTAATGTATTCATTAATTTATTAATAAGTTTTCCTTCTTTTTGTGAATTACAATAAATTATAACATTTCTATAATATTTTAATAAATACTCACATATATTTTTATTCGTAGGGTCTTCATTAAATATTGGAACATGTATTGTGTAATCACATAAATATTTTAAATCTATCATAGTTCTTATGTCTTTACTATAATATGTAAAATCATCTATTTTATCAATAGTTGCTGATAAATAAACATTATTATTATATTTAGTTAAACTTTTTATTATTTTTGTATAATTACTAACATTTACTAATTCATCTTCTGAATCATCTTTTGATATTATTGTTTCTTCATCACTGTAATATTCATCATCTTCATCACTGTTAAATTCATTTTCTTCTTCTTCATTATTATCAATAAAATATTCTTCTTCATCATTACAATAAATTAAAGGTTTATCTATATGATGTGCTTCATCAATATATATTTTTTCAAAACTATCACAATATTTTTCAATTAAATGTACTGAATTAAAAACACAAATTGTAATTAATTTATTTTCATTAAAATTTATATTATTATTTCCAATCAATTGTATTTTACTTTTTAATTTAGGATAGTGTTTAATAATTTCATCTTTTAATTGTTCCATTAAAATAATTCTAGGAACTAATATTAAATATTTTTTGTTATCTTTAAATGAATGTATAACTACTACATTTTTACCTGTTCCAGTTGGTAAATTTATAATAACATTTTTTTCACTTTCTCTTATAATATTAATCGCTTCTATTTGGTAATCTCTTAAAATAAAATCTTCATTAATTACTGAATATATTGGTTTATTTATTAATAGATTTTCACAAAAATTAATTAACTCTATTTTATTATAAGGTCTATCTATAAAATAATGTTGTAATAGATTTTCTGCCAATATACAATCATCATTTCTTGTAATTATCAAATTATTCCATTTAATAATATATTTATTTAAAATATTACAATAAATATTTTGACTACCAAAAAAAGTTCCGCATTCTTTCCATGTTAAACTATATTTTCTCAATTTACATTGTACAATAGTATTTTCTAAATCACAACAGTCAATACCAGTATCGTTTCTACTCATATTATTTATTTCTTTAAAATTTGGATCAATATCATCATATTCATAAAATGGTTTATTGTATTCTTCTGATAATTTTATGCAAGAATAATATTCAAAAATTTTCCATAAATCATTATTGTCAAATTCTACTTTATTAGATTTTTTTAAATCAGTATATCTTTCATATATATTTATTAAATACTTATTATTATGATTTTCCATTAGTTATTATAAATAGTTATATTAATTAATTTTTTAAATTTATAAATTTTAAAAATCAATTTTTTTTATTTATTAATAAAAATAGTTTATAATTGATATTGAATAATATTATATAACTTTACAATAATCTTTTTTCGAATACTTTTATTAAACTATCATAAAAAGATTCCCATATATAAATAACCTTGTAATTAGATTTTTCCAAATTATTTTGTTTTATTTTATCTTTTTTCCATATTTTTTTATATATAATTCCTAAACATTTATCTGTTTTTTTATATTTATTTTTATTACCATGAAAATAGTCTCCTTGAAATTCAAATATAACATTGTTGAATATACATTGTTTTTGTCCATTACATTTATGGATTAAACAATTATGGTATCCGTCAACATAATATACACGTTTAGTAGTTATTGCTTTATATTCACCAATTTCACATGAATGTTGAATTTGGATATTTAAAATTTTAGATAAAATTCTAAAAAAAATAATTGATTTTTTAGAAAATTTAATTTTTGAAAAAGGTTTCATTGGTTTATTTATTATTTCTAAAATTGTATTGAATTTATGTTTCGAAACAATAAATTTAACAATAGAATAGATAATATAATTAACTATATGAATGTGTTTGATATTAGTATTATGAAAAAATGATATAAATCTTTCCATATAAATATTTAATTTATATCATTATCTATTTGTTATTATGCATCAATTTTTTATATATTATAAAGATAAATGAGTAAAATAGCAATTATAGTATATAGTCATATACGTTATAACAAACAATTTATGTATTTAAAACGTTGTATAAAATCATTATTAAATCAAACTTACAAATCTGATATTTTATTATCAGTATCATTTAAAAATGAATATTATAAAAATAAATTTTATGAAGAAATTAAATCAAAATTTCAATCTGTAATATATTATGAATGCAATGAGAGAAAAAGTCAATTTGAACACTATGATAATCTAAAAAATAATATTGATAAATATGATTATATATTATTTTGTGAAGATGATGATTATTATAGAAAAAATAGAGTAAAAAAATTATTAAATAGTATATTAAAAATGAATAATAAAAATAATATTGATTATATAGGATGTTCTGAACGAAATTTTAAACAACCTCGAACAAAAAAATTTTTAGTTGGATATATATCATATATGTTAAAACCAATTGTATTTAAAACTTTTTTTAATAAATTATATGAAAATCATATGCAAAAATATTTAAAAAATCATCATTGTTATACATTGTTTAGTAATTATTTACAAATAATATTATGGAACACAAGAAAAATGTATTATTTTACAGTATATGATAATTATTATATTTTAGAATGTTATAATAAACATACTCAAATAAATGTATGTGAATTAAAAGAAGAAAAATATAGTGGAAAAAAATTAATACAATTTAATTTATTTATATATTTAATATCAGAATTTACAACTAATCTAAATAAATTTTTAAATAAATATAAAATAGATACGAATGATATTAAAAATATTCAAAAATATATATCAATGAAAGATTATGCAGAATTAAAAAATATTGTCATTCAATTTAGTTTTATTAAGTTTTGATTTTATGTTTATATAAAACTTACATAGTAAACTTATGATAAATCTCCAGTTACGGTTATTAAATGAAGGTTCGTCGTTATTTTCCTACTTAAACTCAGGTAAATATATAGAAAACTGGATTTTTAGAGTAATTTTAAGGTATTTTCTAGAGTTTATGTAGGAAAATACAAATATATTATTAGATTTTCACAACTCAATAATTTCCAAATACTCTTGATAACTCATACTTTTATCAATAAATTCAAACTCAAATATTTTTGTTCTTCCAATCCATAAGTTTTTAATAGTATCTACACTGACTTTTTTATTCCATAATTTTGATAAATATTCACATAATTTTGGTGCAGAAATATATTTTTCATTTAATTTATCACCATTATTTTTTTTAATTTTCCATTGTAAAACTTCAATTATTTCATCTATGTTTAAACTTCTTTTTCCAATAGATGTTTTTTGTTCTGGTGTTATATCAGGAACTATATTATTATTGGTTTTAATTTGTATTAGTTCTTTCTTTTTATTGATAAAATCTGGATCATCTGTTGGCAGTATTTCTTTATTCCAAATTCGTCTAATTATCTCACGATGCATATTATATTTTTCTGATACATCTTTTTGAAAACAAGTTTCTTTCAAAGCAAAAATTTCACGTATTTTATCATTCGTTAAATTTTCATTATTTGCCCGTTTAGCATTTGTTGTAGCAATAGATATATTCAAAGCATGTTCTTCTGATAATTTTTTTCCAAAAAAATGATGATTTTCACCTTTCATTGATTCAGACTTTGCTAAATAAAATTCTTGTTTTTTTAATTCTTTTTCATTAATAATTTCTTCATTAATATTTTTTAATTTTTGTTCATATCCTGCTTTATTTGGTATTGTTTCATTGGATTCCGATTCCTCTCTGTATATTTCAATTTGATGCTTTTCCATATTTATAATTTTATATAAATCTAATCTTTTTATATGTATTTCTTCACAATATTTTTCAGTTTTATCTAAACGTGTTTTTAAGTATGTTTCAAAAGCATTTATTTGATTTTGTTTTATTATTAAATTATTTTTGAGTAAATCAATTAATTTTAAACAATCTTCAAATGTATCAACATAAAAATTATAATCTGATTTTTTTCCAAAATTTAAAAATTTATGTATTTCATCTATAATTTTTGGATGATTTTTTTGTGTAATTTTCATATAAACACCTTTTGTAAATTTTATTTCATTATTAATTTTTTTATATGATAAGTAAATATGTCCTTCTGCATCAAATAAACCTTTAATATAATTAATATTTAATCTTGAAATATCATAGTCTTCATTTTCTTTTGTTAAATTTGTTTCTTTACATATTTGATATAATCTTTCTTTTTCTTCATTCATATTTTGTTTATTTGCTATTTTTGAAAACTCCATTAAAGCATTAATTTGAGTTTGTTTTAATATTATATGTTTATAAATATCATTTAAAATAAAATTATATTCATTTGACCTTATAAACAATGTATAAGAATTTCTTCTATTATTTTTATCATAAAAACCATCTTCATTTAAAATATCTTCTGTTAATATTTCACTTGGTGAAACTATTGTTCCTCCATAATAATATTGAATTATTTGTAAAATATTTGTTCTAGATTGTGTTAATGATATTCCTGATTGAAATCCATCTTTAATTTTTCTTATAAATATTGTACCATCCCCATCTATTAAACCTGCTATATAAGATGGATCGAGTGTAATATGTTTAAATTTATTTAATTTTAGTAAATTATCTTCAATTATATTCATTTTTTTTGATAATGTGAATATAACTATTTTTAAAATTAGAAAAATTAAAAATCATTTTTTTTATTTTTATAAAAAAAAATAAAAATTGATTTTTTTAAATTTAAAAAAATAATTTATATAATGTTTTTATCACAAAAATGACAACATTAGAAGATATATACATACCACATGAATTAACAGATAAATTTAAATATATAATATCAGTTGATAAATATTATACTAAAAATTATATTTTTAATTATGATTTAATAATTGATAAAGATGATAAACATAATATATGTAAAGAATACAACAAAAATAAAATATTTTTTCCATTTAAAATATTATGGGATAGTGATGTAAAAATAAAATTATTAAAAAATGTAAATTTAAAGAAAAGAGAAAAAATAGATATAGAAAATGATATATTAAAAACACAAATTGAAATATTAAAAAATAAGAAAAAAACTTTATATAAATTTTTAAATAATAAAAATTATATTAAATTTGGGGAAGAATGTTCAATATGTTATGAAAAAATATTTTCAAAAAATAATTGTATATTAACAACATGTCATCATGCTTTTCATAAAACATGTTTAACTAAAAATATATGTTTTAATTATTTGAATAATGAATATAATTGCTATAATTGTCCAATATGCAGGGATAAAATAAAAGATGATATAATGTATAGTATTGATAAATACCGTACTATATATAGTGATTATTATTATGATGATTATTTATATAATTTAGATAATTTTTGGAATGATTTTGAAAATATATTACCTGAAAAATGTGATAATTGTGATAAATATTTAGGTACAAATAAATATTGTGGATTATGTATTGAATATAGAAAATGAGTTAGATAAACTATAAATTATTTAACACAATAAAATTATAAATTAAAGAGAATGGTAATGTGTAGGAAACATAGATTTTCTCACTATAATACACTTAATTTTTCACCTAATTCTTTATAATAATGATTATTATACATAACATTATTTTTTAACGCTTTATTTAAAGTTTTGTCACTAATTTTTAATTCTTTAATACAATCATATTTACAAATAAATTCTGACAATAAATTATTATTTTCATCATATTGTCCAATACCATTTTTATATAAAATTGGTTTTCCATATTTATTTTCAAAATCGATTATTAAATCATCATTACAATTTTGATATAACATATAATAATATCCATTACTAATTTTTTGTTTTTTTACAGGAATATCTAATAGTGAATCACTACTATAATTATTTAATTGTGCTGCAGTTCTTCTATCTAAATATACATTTAATATTTCTGTTTTATCTTTGTTTAATTTAGCAATATAACCTATATTTTGAACTTTTGTTTTTTTAGTAGGTTGTAAATCATGAATAATATTTGGATCTAAATTTCTTTCAACTAATAACCAACGATAACCACAATAAACTGTATTTTCATGTATTGCTTTCATTATACTTGGACGTTTAATATTTTTATTCTCATTCATTGCTTCTGTTACTGTATCATATACTTTTATTAATATTGATGTATTAGGATTTATTTGTTGTAATCTTGGTCCGATTGTTGGTAACTGTTGATTAAAACCAGTATTACTTTTAACTTGTTGGTTTGTTGAATTAAGTTTATTTAATATTTCTTGTATAGAATTTTCCAAAGAATTAACTTTATTCAATAATAAATTATTAGTTTTTACTAAATCTTCAATTAATTCATTATTAATATTATTTTGTTGTGATTCAAGTTTGTATTTAAGTAATTCATTTTCTGTTAATAATTCTGATACTCTGTAATTATACTTTTGAATATTATCATTAATTATTTTTATTAAATTTTGATAAGTTACTTTTTTACCAATTAAAAATAATTCTGTTTCATTTGTATGGTTTGGTAAATCTGTTATTCTTTCTTGTCTGATATAATCATGGTATTTAATAAATGATTCAAAATCTTTTGATTTATCAACTTTAAAACAATCTAATAATAAACATTCAGGATAATTAATTTTATGTTCTTTATATCTATCAAAAACTCCTTTACGAGATTCTCCAATCTTAACAATGTATGTTCCATTTTCATATGTTTTTAATTTAATAATATAAAATATTGAACCGATTGTACCATATTCTTTCAATAAAAATTGTTCTTTTTCTAATTCTTTTTGTTTACATAGTTTTTCTTCAGTTTTTTCTAATTGTATTTTTAGTTCATTGCATTGTTCTATTACTTCATTATTATTTAAATTAATTTGTTCGATTTGTAATTTTAATTCATTACATTGTTCTTGTGTAATTTCAAACATAATACTTTCCAATTTAATAAAATAATTATGAATTTCATCTGCTTTTTTTGTACATGCTTTTAAACAAAACTTTTTAAATGTATCAATATTTAACATAAATATTTCTTTATTATGTCCTCCTCTTGTATCTTTTTTTTCTAATGAAGGTTCAGTTGCAAACATTTTATAATTTTTATTAATTTCAAAATTTTTTTTTAATAATTCTTTTGCTTTTATTTTTTGACTAAATCCAATCCATCCCCATATATTATCTAAATCTATTACAAAATCTGTATGAGAATCATATTTTAAATAACAATAAAAACTTGATAAAAATAATTGTTGTTCATAATTTGTAAAGTTATTTTTAATTTTATTAATTAATTTATTTTGGTAATTTCCATTTAATTTAGTGATTGGATTATTTTCAATGAGTGTTACTATATCAATATTCATCTTAAATTCTATTTTTTTCTATATATATATTATATACGTTGTCTTTATATTGCTTTTTTATTATAAAAGTAAAAAGCAATATATTTTAAAATTATAAAAAATATTTATTTATATATTTATATATTTATATATTTATAAATTTATAGATATATATAAATAAATATTTATTTATATATAATACTATAATTATTTTTAAGAGATCAATATTTTATTGTTATTTATTGCTTTACTTAGAGGGAAAGCAATATATATTATATAATTATTAAAAAATTTACATACTATCAACAATTTTTAATTGTTCAATTGTTTCGTTTAATTTATATATAGCAGAAACATATTTACTCTTTGTACTTGCCCATGGTTTTTCTAACTTTGGATGTTTTTCAATTTTAAAAAAATCTCTTCTCATTACTCTATTACCATTTTCATCACATTTTTTTTCATATTCTACATAATATACTACAAATTTAGGTAAATCTTTTTGTGTAATTCCTTCAGGTAATGGACGAGCATTATATTTTCTTTCTCGTTTTCCTGTATTTTGGTTTTGTTCAGTTTGAGTTGCTAAACGTAAATTGCATAATCTATTATCAAGTTTATTTTGGTTTATATGATCTACTGTTAAATTTCCTTTTGTTAATCCATGTCCAGAATGATTCATTAAATAAGCGTGCATATATATTTGTTTATTTTCAAGTTTAGAAGCTATATATCCATTTAAACAATAATACCAACTATTATGATTATCAATAATTTTTTTAATACTTTCTTTATCAATTTTAACTAACTTTAAATCACCGCATTCCATTATATAATATTCTTCATCTGTTTTATTATTTTTAACTAACCAATATTTATTTTTTTCAATTCCTGAATATCTTCCTATTTCTGTTACTTTACCTTTAAAATTTTGTAATATAGTATGTTCTTCTTCAATAATTTGCTCCATTTTTATAAGTTGAAATAAAAATAATAACAAATTAATTTTATAAATTTTTAAAATCAATTTTTTTATTTTTATTATTAAATTAAATTTTTATTTTTTAATAAAAAATAAAAAATTGATTTTTTAATATTTAAAAAATATTTTTAATAATACTAATAATAAAAATGGATGAAACTTATAAAAATGATTATAATAAACTAGATAAATTAATTAGTGATTGGTATATAAAGAGTGATAAAGAAAAAAAAAATATAAATATAAAAGAAGATTTAAGTAAATTTAAATATAAATATGATAAAGAATATTATAAAAATAAAATATTTTATTCTTTATCTGAAAATGTTATTGAACAATTAGATTTATGTATAGAATTTTGTGAAGAATCAGAAGAATTAAATGATTTGTGGGATTATTTACAATTTATGACATCATCTCATACTATTAGTAAAAACACTATTAGAATTATTAAAATTTTATTAAAAGATAGAAATACAAATAAATATTTGGGAGTTCTTGAATTAAGTTCAGATTTTTATTCTCTTTCAGATAGAGAAGAACATATTGGATGGAATAATATTGTAAAAAAAAATAATTTAAAATATATTTTATGTATATCAACTTGTGTTGGATTACAACCAATCGCACATAATTTAAATATTGGAAAATTATTAAGTGTTTTAGTTTTTTCAAAAGAAATTGAAACATATTTTTATAATAAATTTGGTTATTATTACGTTGCTGTTTCAACAACATCTTTGTATGGTAAATCTATTCAATATGATAGATTAAAAGAGTTAAAACTTATTGGATATACAAAAGGATATGGTACATCACAAATTCCAGAATATATATATGAACAAATGATAATATTTTTTAAAAAACATCATATGAATGATTATAAAAAATTATCTGGTGGAAGTAAATTGAGAAAAATAGTATTTATATCAAGATTATTTGGATATAATAAAAATTTAGTATTTCATGGATATAAAAGAGGGATTTATTTTGGATATATTAATGAACAATCAAAAAAATATTTAATGAATGAAACATTAGAATTTAATATAAATAATTTAAGAACAATTGATGAAATAATAAATTGGTGGAAAAATAGATGGGCAACAAATAGATGGACAAAATTATTTAATAATAAATTATTGAAAGTATCATATGAATTAAAAAATATGAGTAGAAAAGAATTATTTAATGAGTATATTAAACAATATAATTATTATAATTATCATCATGATGAAAATTACAATAAAAAAATAAAAGATAGAAATAAAACATATTATTTAGAAAATCGAATATTAAAAAATAAAGTAGATATATCAAAAAATAAAAGAACACTAAATATTAATGAAATATTAGAAATAATTGAATGGAAATCAAAAAAAATTAATAATGAAAAATTTTTTGATAATAAAATTATATCTCATAAAAAATTAGCAATATATTTATCAGAAAAATTTAATAAAGAATTAACAGAACAAATGATAAAATATTATTGGAATGGAACTGTAAAATTATATGAAGAAGAATTTATTGATTTATATAAAGATAATTATAAAGAATTTTACAATAAATATATTGAAACAATTGGAATTTAATTTATAATATAAATATTATTTTAAATATTTATATTTTCAGACATGAATTTTAATATTAAACTATAAAAATATTTTTAAACAATTTTTTAATTTTACATACAATAAATGTACAATAAAATAATGTAAAATTCTTAATTCGAATAGGCAAGCCCGCCCCAATGAATATTAGTTGCTTGCATTTTCACTGTGCTTTCACACAATGATTGGACTATACCTTAAGCTATCACAAGAATTTGCTAAATTCTTCAAGCCCACTCCATTGTAGTCTCTGAACCTTCCCCATATGCTTGCTATAGCGCACTGTAGGGGCTTGGCTGCAGATTGTCCAATCTTTTTCGTTATCACTATGCCTTAGGTCATTACCCCAGGTATTTACTATATTTTCACATAATAAAGTAGTAGAAAAAGCTATAAGGATGTTCCTGCATTTTAGAAATGTTGCCTCAATTAAACTATAAAATAGTCAAACTGAGACTAGCTGGTTATATAATGTATTGTTAATACATATTTGTTTTACACTGTTTATCCATATTAGAGAACAAATACCTAATATAGCAGCCAACTGTTGGGCACAGGCGGATAATAAGTTTGTAACCATCCAGTTAATGCCCGACATAATTCTTAAAACGTTGTAATTGGTAGCATAAACTCTAATCTTAGAGCCCAATGCAGCCTTGGGTGTTAATTGCAATTGGAGAGTAGCATTGTCAATTCTACTCATGTTGCAGGTCCCCGTGGGTTGGTGTTCCTCAGGACGAAGGGCAAATGAGTAAACATTGATGCCAGTGACTGGGATGTTGGTATGGTGTTGGTAAGGTTGAACCAAGTTGAAGTAAGAGCCAAGTCTTTCTTGGAAACGATCATGGCCGTTGAGTTGCAACTTAGCACGAACAACTGGGTTACGACCAGCATTGATAGGACCGAAACCAGCATGATCGGAGTAATCACCTGCAGTGGTAATAGCACCGAAATCAGTTGGTGCCAAGTTATTGGCGTTAGGACCTGGACCAGCTGGAAGGTTGATGCCACGGACTTGAGCATTGGTAGAACCATTAGATACACCACCTGGACCAACTTGAAGACCAGCTTCACGTAAGTATTGGAGGTAATCAGCATCCAAAGCTTGAGTTCCAACAAATGGGAATACATTGGTAGTATCTTCGACATTGGTGAAAACAAGTTGGGATGGATCAGGAAGACCAGAACTGTTAACATTGTAATAACCAGAATCAGCGTCAAAATCATCAGTGTAGTTATTCCATTGGTTGTAGCCGAGTTTGACAACATCATCTCTTTGCACAACCCAGATCAATTCCTTGACTGGATGATTGAGGTTTAGCTTAACCTTAACGTTGGTATTGACAGTTGACTCATCGCCGGTAAATTGGAGCTGCTCGATCAAATATTCGTGACTTGTTTGAGCGAATCTACGACGTTCATCGGTATCAAGGTATATATAGTCAATGAACAACGATGCGTATTCGATGGAAGGAACGCAGAAAGCATCAAGAGTACCATTAACAGACACACCGCAGCTGTTCAAACTACCAGCAGTTGAGACGTAGCATTCAGCCTTGGGGCGGAAATCAAGCTCAATCTTAACTTCGTGATATTGAAGGGCAATCAATGGAAGGGCAAGACCAGGGTTGCGGCAAAACCAGAATTGGAATGGAACGTATAAAGTAGTAGCTTCAGTGCGTTGAAGACCAGTACCAGTTAATGCAACAGTGTTACCAACCATGTTATCATAACCAGCCTTCAAACCAGGTGGAAGAGTGAGCTCATTCCAGATGGTAAGCCAATCACCGTATTGCTTATCAATTCTTTGACCACCGATTTGAACTTCAACTTGCTTAATGAGGAAATGGCCAATGTAATTGACCCATCTGAAAAAAGCAGATGAAACAGTTGCTTCAACACGGGGAAGAGTAACTTGTAAGTAGATTCTGTGAATCAAATCACCGTTTCTGGAAACAGTGCAGGTAACTTTCTTGCCGAAATCAGCAGTACCGTTGAAGGTTTGTTCGATAGCTTCCATAGAAAAGTTAGTGTGTCTGCGGTATACGACCTTGAAGAAGGTAATTTGAGGGTTTCCGGTTAAATAAACATCTTGAGCTCCGTAAGCGACTAGCTGCATGAGGCCTCCTGTCATCTTTTTATAAATTATACAGAGAAAAAAATTTTGGCAAAACGCAAATAATTCCTTAATTAATTCACCTAAAAATTAAATTTTAATATCAATGATTTTTACACCATAAAAAAACACATTTTTTATTAATAAAATATTGTATACATTTTATTATAAATTATTATATTTTTTACACTAAATTTTACAATATAAATATTTTTATTTTTTTCTTATATTTTTAAAAAAAATATTTTTTTCTTATATAATTAAAATATCTTTTTCTTTACTATTTTCATCAAAAAATAAATGAATTACATGTATCATTTTTTCACTTAGATTTTCAGGATTAGTCCAATAAGTTATTGTTTCTTCTAACTTTTTAAGTCTATTATTCCATGCTCTTTCATAAGTCTTTTTGATTGTACATAATCCTGTTTCTTTATTAATATTCCAACAAGATAAATGTTTTTCATTATTTATTGTATAACCATCTGGATTAAAACGAATTAATATTAAATTTCTATGTTGAATATCTTTTGATATTAACATTAATCTTTTATTTTCACATATTTCTTCATAACTTTTATGTTGATTTTCATCAATTTCTATGTTAATAACTTGATAACCTAAATCTAATAATAAATCGGGTCTTTTTTGAGAACAGCCATCCGTAATTGATTTATCAGATACCCAACTAAAACCTGGAAATACTTTTAATATATATTTTACAACATCACTTTCTTTCGTTTTGTAATTTCTTGATAATGGTCTATCAGGATATATATTAATATAACATGTTAAACAATAATCTTCATATTTCTCAATAGAACGTTTACCACACATGTATGTATTGCATAATTTGTGTTCTAAATTTACCATTAATAATGTTTTATGTAAATTACAATATAATGGACTTTTCTCTCCATAATTATTAAATATTGCTCTAAATTCATTACATACTATACATTTTTTATGAATTATATCGACCATATTTTCCAAAGCATGATTCATACAATATAATCTTTTTGTTTCATTTTCATAATTAAAAATAGCATGTTTATCACAATCTTTTATTATACATAAAGCACCAACAAAACTTATCATTCCTTCTTTAGAATGTGTGCGACAATATTTAGCTCTTTCTGCTTTTTCATAATTATACAATGCATATTTATTACAATTTTCATATATACATAAATTTTTAATAACATTTATCATATCATTTGTTTTACAATCATTACAATAAATAGGTTTATTTTCACCAACTACGTTAAACGATGGTCTTTTAACATTACAATTTATACATAATTTATCCATAACATTTACCATATCTTCTGTTTTACAATCTTGACAATATATACCTTTTTTTAATCCAGGTAAATTAAACACTGGTGTTTTAACATTACAATTTATACATAACTTTTTATGAATTAACACCATTTCTTCTGTTTTACAATTACTGCAATATAATGGTGTTTCATCAATAATATTATATAATGCTGTTTCAACGTTGCAATTTATACATTTTTTATGATGTAAATCAATTACGTCTAAATCTGATTTTTCTGCACAGTTTCCACAATACTCTTTTTTACTACACTCTTTTAATCCAAAAATAGCTGTGTTTTCATTACATATTATACATTTTTTATGTGAAACATCAAGTTTTTTTAAATTTTCGTTTTCGTTTTCATATTTTTTGATACACATTCCGCAATGTGTTGGAGTTTTTTTGCCACTATTAGGTAATATAAAACTTGCTTGTTTAATTAAACAATCTTTACATAAATGACCTCCAATACAAATCATATTTTCTTCTTTATGGTCAATACAACGTATTCCTTTTTTAACTTTAGCATCATGATAATTAAAGTTTGCATTTTCGCAACATAATTTTTCACTTAATAATTTTCCTTCAGAATTTACAATATATTCACAATATCCGTGTTTAAAATTTACTATTTTACCAATCTTATTTTTAGAACAACATGAACAGTATTTAGGTGTTTGTTCATCTATGTTTCCATATGTAGAAGTTTTTTTAATGTTATTTTTTGAACAATCAATACAATATTTCATTTTTAATTTATTAATTTTTAAATATATAGATAATTAAAAATAAAAGCTAAAATAAATCAGTTTTTATTTTTTTATTATTAAAATCGTAAATTGTAAATATTTGTTTTTATATATTTATTTATACCCTTTTAAAATTAATATAAAGATGGTTATAAAAATCTTTTATACCCTTTTTATATAATAAAATTATAAAAAAAATTAATAAATTTTAATAATTAAAAGTATTTAAAAACAACACGATATAATAATATATATAAAAATGGATATTTTAAGAGCGTTCAAATTATGTGGTAATGAAATTAATATAAATATACAAGGTACAATTGATGAACCTTTATTTCAAGCGAATCAAATAGGTAAAATTTTAGAAATGAAAAATATAAATCAAACTTTACTTAATTTTTCAGATAAACATAAAAAAATAATATTAACAATGACAAACGGTGGATTACAAAATGTTACATTTTTAACAGAATGTGGATTGTACAAATTACTATCAAGAAGTAATAAAAGTATTGCTGAAGAATTTCAAAATTGGGTTGTACAAATAATAAAAGATATTCGTATAAATGGATATTATAAACTAAAAGAAGAAAATGAAATTGATAAAAATTTGATAAAATATAAAGGAGATATAGAAAAACATAAAATGTTAATAAGATTTTTAGATAATAAAAATATTGTATATATTTGTAAATTTAGAAAAGAAAATGATAAATTTTTGGTAAAAATTGGTTCATCACAAAACATAAAAGAACGAATGTGTCATTTAACAAATGCATATGATAATATTGAAGCTATTTTATTAGAATCTGTTCAAATTACTTGTAATAGAAGATATGAAACATATTTACACAATCATGATTTTATTAAAAAATTTTATTATCCTATTACAAATAAAGAAGGTAAAATATCAAAAGAAACTTATTTGGTTGATGAAATTCAATTAGCAGAACTTATAAAAATTATGAATAATGATAAAAATAGAAAAGAGTTTAATGATGAGAGTAATGAATTATTAAATACAATTGAATATAAATCAGAAGATTTAGATAAAATTATAGAAATTGAAAAAATAAAATTAAAAACAGAAGAGTTAAAGACAAATAAAATTAATGAAATTAAAGAACTAAAAAAAATTGAATTAGAATTAAATAATAATAAAGAAGAAATAATTAATGATGAATTAGATTCTGAGATTGAATCAATTTATCAAAGCGATGAAGACGATATTGATATAACAACCATTTATTTTAGCACCAAAAAAATGAAACCTGGTATTAAATCTCCATATGTTTATCAATATGAAATTAATGATTTAACAACTCCAATTAAAATATATGAATCACCATCAGAAGTTGAAAGATCCGAAGAGTTAAAACATTTAGAAATTTCTCCAACGCCATTAAGAAATGCTGCTAAAAACAATACAATTTACAAAGGATTTCGATGGTATTTCCTAAAACGAGATGAAACAATTCCACAAACTATTCCAAATACTATTGAATTAAAACACAAAGAAACTGAAATAAAATTTGTTGCAATGATTGATATAACACAAACAAAAATAATGGATGTATATCAAAACCAAAAAGAGGCAACAAAAGCACGTTTAATGAAATGTAATTCTTTCCATAGAGCCATTCAAAATGGTTCTATTTCATCAGGACATTATTGGAAATATTTTGATGATTGCTCAAAAGAAATGCGAAATGAATATTTAAAAAATAATACATTACCTGAAAAATATGTTTCTAAAGTATCGAAAAAAGTACAACAAATTTGTCCTAAAACAAAACAAATATTAAAAACATACGATTCAAACAGAGATGTTATAAAATTATTTAAAATGTCGGTAACATCATTAAAAAAATATAGTACATCAGGTGAAATACATAATGGTTATATTTGGAAAATTTGTTAATGAAGATTCATCGCTATTTACCAATGAAAATACATGAAAATAGTTTTTTATTTAAAATATATTCTAACCACCTAGAAATATTTTATTAGTATCAATGAGTATTTATATTTAATTTAGTAATGTATGTAGTAAACTGGAGCCTTAGCGTAAGTTTAAGGTTATTTTCCGGAGTTTACAGAAAATAACTGGAATGCAATGTAGGTTAGTCGCTATTTTCTGGAGAGCTTTGCTCGAAAGAAAATACATAGAAAAATACATCTATTGTAAAACACTAATTATATAATTTCGTAAACTTATTACATCATTTGATATTTATTATAAATTAAAAGTACTTAAAAAGATAATACAATTAACAATTAATGATGAGTAGTTTGAAGTCTATGATGAATTATTACTATAACAATAGATTAAGCTAAAATGCGAAATAATTCTATATTGTACCTTAAAACTTCATATTCGTTATACGACGGATTATAACTAAATTTTTACACAGCATATGTGTCTATTATTTTTATAATGGATGTTTTAAATAATAAATAATAAATGGTGTAAAATAAAAAAAATGATTTAAAATAATTTCTTATAAAATTAATTATAAATTCATAATATATAAAAATGGAAGATTACCATATAGAAGAAGAATCATATAAATTATATATACGTTTTAATACAAATCATAAATGTAGAAAATTTACAAGTTATATAAATAATTTAACACGAAATATTGATATAGAAAGTCATGTTTCAGATAATAAATCAATTTGTTTAAAAAATATTTGTATAAAAAATTTAGAAATATTAATAAATGATTTTAATGTAGATTGTTCAATTGTAAATGAATGTGATATATGTTGTATAGAAAAAAGATTATATATGGTATGTAATACATGCATGCATCCAATTTGTTTAGATTGTTTAAATAGTATATCTGATAATAAATGTGCATTTTGTAGAAGTTTTATTTAACAATATTATATTTTATAAATTCTTTTATACAATCTTCTAAAACAACTTCTTTTTTAATTTGTTCTTTATCTTTGATAAATTCGAATTTATCAGTATCTAATTTTTTTACAGTCCATCCATCATTTAATGCATTAAATATAAAAATCATTTTATGAATGTCATTATAATCTATATTTTTTTCAGAACTATTAGATGATACTTTAATACTATCCATTTTATAAATTTTATTTACAAATTTTATAAAATAAATATCCGTAATATTTTTTTATACTTAAAATTTAATTATTTAATATAAAATATATTATGGTATCAAGGTTAAAACTGATATCAAAAAATAACAAAGCATGTATGTCAAATGATAATATGACAATTGATGCAAAACATAGTGAAATGGTCAATCACTTTAAAAATATGCAAGATTCAATTCCATCTTTAAAAGAAGATCTTAAAAAAATGATTTCAGAATATAATAATAAAGATCCAAGTAGAAAGAATGATATTGATTATATTATGTATAAAGATAATTTAAAAGAAAAAATAAATAGTATGAAAGAGAAAATAAATAGTATTATTAATAATGACGACATAAATAAATATTATTTAGATGTTGGAATATTATTACATAATTATTATGATAATATTGAAACTTCTAAAAATGATAAATATAATTCTGAATTATTTGAAGAAAATTTAATCAATTATGATAATTTTGATAACTTTGAAGATATTGATGAAGAAGATGATGACATTGAAGAACTAAGTGAAACAAAAAAAGATATCAAAAAACAAAATTCTAAAAGTGTATTAAATTTTTTTAATAGTGAAGATGAAAATTTAGAAGTTAATTTGAAAGTAAATTCAGATAAAATAGATGGTGTTTATACAAGTATGAAAATTAGTGATTTTGTTACAGAAGAATTAACGTTTAAAAAGAAAGATATTTTAGAAGAATATATGCAAAAAATTGATCCTACTTATGTTTCTAGAATAAGAGTTGATGTTAATATATTTAAATGTACAAAATGTAATTTAGAAATGACTTTGTATCCATCGGATGGAATACAGATTTGTGAAAGTTGTGGGTTACAACAAAATATTTTAATAGAAAGTGATAAGCCTTCCTTCAAGGATCCTCCAATGGAAGTCTGTTATTTTTCGTACAAGAGAATAAATCATTTCAACGAATTTCATATGACCGACAAATTATATATTAACGAATATATAAATTATAATTTATTAACAATTTAATAAATTTATTAATAATTTTGAAATAAAAATAATTATTTTATTAATAAATAAAAAAATTGAAAAATATTATTTCTAGTTTTTATTTAATTAATATTAATTAATAAACAAAAAATGGAATTAATTGATTTATGCCAACCTGCTCAAATAACCTTTAAAAACGAAGATTTTAATTTAGAAGAAGACCTAAATAATGGTCAAATATATTTAATACGCAATAAGATTAATAATAAATGTTATGTTGGTCAAGCTACATGTTTTACAGGAACTAATAATAATAAATGAGGAACTTTAGGAAGATGGAAATCACACTTACGAGAAGCTATTAAAAGTAATCAAGATCATTGTGTTTTATTAAATAATGCTATACGTAAATATGGTGAAAATAATTTTGAAGTTTCTACATTAATAAAGTGTAATAAAAACGATTTAGATAGTAATGAAATTACTTTTATTGAACAATATAATTCAGTAAAACCGTTTGGATATAATTTAAAATTCGGTGGTTATAGTTCAAAAAATAATGAAAGTACTATTTTAAAAATGAAAGAAGCACATATTGGTAAAGAACATTCTGACACAACAAAAGAAAAGATTGGAAAAAATCAAATTGGAAATCGTAGAAATAGTATGAAAAGAAAAAACGATGAAGATAATAATTTACCAAAATATATTGTTTGTAATCGTGTTAATAATGAATTAAAAGCTTATTCAATTTATTGTTTTCCAATTGGTATTAATTCAGTAGAATATTTACCACCTATTCGCTTTTCAATTTCAAAATATGGAACTAAAGAAAATGCTTTAGAAGAAGCTATTATACATTTAAATCAATTAAAAGAAAAGTATAAATATATTGAAGAAGATATCAATAGTATAAAACAAAAAACCGCTGAATTATCCATTAAAGAAAAAAAAGAAAATATATTAAAAGATAAATTACCTCAATATATATTTCCAAATATAAAAGAAAATAAAATTAATGGTTATTATGTTGATGATATTTTAGATTCTAGTGGTAATAAATATCCACGTAGATTTTTTATAGAAAAAACAAATCGATGGAATTTAGTAGAAGCTATTAAATATGTTGATATGTTAAAATATATTAATTATAATAATGTTAAACTTATAGATTTTAAAATAGAAGATATTGAAGTTAATGACATTAATAAATCTTTTTTTGGTAAATATTATCTTCCAATGTATTTTAATCTTTTAAAAAAAGATGGTGAAATTATAGGATTTTGTATTAATGGATATCCATGTGATAAATATAAAGATGGTAAATTTAAAAAAGAGTATCGTTTAAAAGGTAGAAAACTTGAAGAAGCGTATGAAGAAGGAATTAGAGAATTATATGATATGAAAAAAGGTTATATCACTGTTTAATAAATTCAATTTAAATAAAAATTATTATAAAATAAATTATTTCAAAAATATATATATAAAAATACATTACAAAGTCGTTTAAAAAATTGTTCGTAAAAGTAATCTGCTGGAGTAATGACCAGATAAACAGTTTTACTAGTCTGTTCTTTTAACAAAGAAGAGGCAACACATCCAAATTGCAGGAACGTCCTTATAGTTTTTTCTACTACTTTATTGTATGAAAGTACAGTAAATATCCAGGGTAATGACCTCGGACACTTTTCCAAATTATATTAAAATATAATTAGAAAAACAGTAATAACGAAAAAAATTGGATAATCTGCAGCCAAGTCCCTAAGTACGTTATATCAGTATATGGGAAAGGTTCAGAGACTAGATGGTTGTGGGTCTGAGAGATTTGATAAATCTCAATGATGGCTTAAGGTATAGTCCAAACTTTATGTGAAAGCATAAAGAGCTATTGGGTTAGCACAATTTCAAGCAAAAGAATCAACTGAAATTCCTCCTGAAGTCTATGAAAAGATTTTATTGGAAATTAAAAAAGAACGCATTACAAATCTCGAAAAATTAGACACTAAAAAAATAAGACAATACTTAAAAAAAATAAAACTTAATAAATACTATGACCATGCATCACATATTCTTTATCAAATCAATGGAGTTCAACCTCCATCTATGAGTAAGGAATTAGAAGAAAAATTGAGACTTATGTTTAAAGAAATACAAGGACCTTTCATGGAAGTATGTCCAAAATCTCGCAAAAATTTTCTTAATTATTCATATGTTTTACACAAATTTGTTGAATTATTAGGTTTAGATGAATATAAAATATACTTTCCTTTATTAAAAGATAGAGAAAAATTACATCAAACAGATATGATTTGGAAAAAAATATGTGATAAATTAGGATGGGATTTTATCAAATCAATCTAATTGTAGGGAACCTAGGTTCCCCTACGACCCTTCCTATATTTTATTATGATTATTTTGAATATTTTATTTTGAATATTTTATTTTGAATATTATTTTATTATGATTATTTTGAATATTTATATTTTGAATATTATTTTATTATGATTATTTTGAATATTATATTTTGAATATTATTTTATTATGATTATTTTGAATATTATATTTTGAATATTATTTTATTATGATTATTTTGAATATTATATTTTGAATATTATTTTATTATGATTATTTTGAATATTATATTTTGAATATTTATATTTTGAATATTATTTTTATTATTATTTTATTATGATTATTTTGAATATTATTTTATTATGATTATTTTGAATATTATATTTTGAATATTTATATTTTGAATATTATTTTTATTATTATTTTATTATGATTATTTTGAATATTATATTTTATTATGATTATTTTGAATATTATTTTTTGATAATATTATTTTTTTTAAATATTTTAATATAAAACTTATTTTTATTAAATTAATATAATGTTATCCATTTTATTTTTAATACAATTTATTTCAGTTTTATCAACAATATATAATAAAAATATTTTTTTAAAAAAAAATAATGCTTATACAAAATTATTACAATTATCGAATAATAAATTAAAAGATCCTATTATATTAAATGGTAATAAAACTCCATTAAAAAAAGATTTATGTAATATTATATGTGAAGATAGTAATTTGAAATTTCAAGAATTTACATTTGATAAGTTTATATATGAAAAACCTCATTTGAACTATGAAAATAATTTATTATATATTTCAGATTATTTAATTGGTAATGGTAGAATATTGAGCCAATATGAATTTAATTCACTATTAGAAATTCCGCAAACAAGTAATTTAATAGTATTAGAAGCAGAAAATTTAAATACAATACCTTATAATGATATTAATTTAAATAGACGATTTGAAAAAGTAGAATTTCCAATTATTAAAAAAATAGATATTATAAGATATATATCTGAGTTAATTATATGTTATAATTATAATGATGATCTTTTATTATTAAATTGGATAAATTATAATATTGAAATACTTAACATTGAACAAATAAACATTTTTTTATTTAAATTAAATAATATGCTAAATGAAAATAATAATATAAGAGATATTAAAAAATCTATTAATTTGATTATCGATGAATTATTTTAACTAATTTATTTGAACGAAATGTAGATAAAGAAAAAACATATAATTTGAGAAAAATATAAAAATTTTTTAAATATTATAATTTATTAAAAATTTATTTCTAATCTTATATTATATGTCTAATAAATCTAAAGAAGTGTTTTATAGAAAATTATTGAAAAAACAATTTAATAATAATGATGTTAATAATTTTACTAATGAAAATATAAAAAAAAAAACTATTTTATTAAAAAATTATCGCGATTATATTATTAATGACTTTACAAGTTTAAGTAATTATATTCGTTCATTATTATTGGTTCTAATTAATAATAATACAGATAAAAATACTGAAAAAATGTATGCATATTTTATATATTTTTTGGTATATATGATAGAATATCTAAATAAAGAAAAAGATATAGAAATTACTTATGATCAATTTTTAAATATCGAAGCAAAGAAAGAAGAAATTTTATTAAGTTTAGGTCTTACTGATGATATAAATAATATGTACAATTCAACAAAACAATTAACTTTTGCTAGTACTAACCTAGCTAAAAGACCGTTTCGTTTAAATAAAGAATTACAGTGAGATTTTTGTATTTTTCTTCGTAAATTCCGGAAAATACAATATTCATTATTGAATTATTAACTTAATAATTTAATATTTATAACAAAAACTATGTATTTTCCTTCGTAAACTCCATAGTATAGCGATGAATCTACGCTAAAGCTCCGATTCTTTTCTGTAAAATCTTAAGTTTCCAGCAATTGACTTATAAATATTAAATATTTGTAGGATAATAAGTCATATAAGGATAAGGATAAGAACTATAAAATTTATAAGGATACATAAATGGATTTCTATAAATCGGATATCTATAAAAACTTAATGGATCTGAACCAGAATCCATATAATTAAATGGTCCATATGAATATGTTTCAAAATTTTCGATTGATTTATTCATTGTATATAAATATATAATTGCTAAAATAATAAGTATAATAATAACAGATGTTTCAATATAAGAACACATTATATAAATATAGTTTATATTTTTTATCTAATAAATATTATAATATGTATATTTTATTATTATCTATAATAATTGCAATAATTATAACTGTTATAACAATAACTATTATAATACATTTTATTCATGACATATATCCATTAAACCCACATTTTACAAATATTAATACAGATTGTAAATATAGAAGATTTGGATGTTGTAATGATAAGATAACACCAAAATTAGATTTTATGGGTTCTAATTGCAGAGGATTTTAATTTTGAATTTTAACAATACCGTATAAAACTATTACACTTACAATAAATGTAATAACACAAATTAATACACTAAAAATTATACCATTTGTATTTTTTTCAATAAATAATCCTAATAAACCAGATGCTATAAATTTATTATCTGATATACTTAAACCATTATTATTATTACCTATAATAGCTTTTGAAAATAGATTTTCATATCCTAGCATATTTAATAATAATTTCAATTCGTCAACGCCTAATAATCCCCAAGAAGGAGAAAAATTTTTAAAATTTTCTAATTGTTTTACTAAATCATCTGAAAAATACGATAATGATTTATCCTTTGTAGCTAAATATAATAATAACATTATTATATATCTAAAAAATCTTATAATTAATAAAACTATTGGATATATATAAAAATATTGAATACCTAAAACAAAATTTATTACCCATAACATTGGTAATATTAAAATAGCAGATGATCCTAAAAATCCTTTAATAAAAGGATTTGAACTTTTAATGTAAAAATATACAATTGTTATAATAAATACTGCCATTACAGTTAATAAAAATACTTTTCTTAATGTACTATCTTCATGTTGGTTTGTTGTAATATTTGAAGTATCTTCTGGTTCATCTTCAGATGGAATGTCAATGAATAATCTTAATGGTTGAGGACCTGGTTTTAACATTTGTCCTTGTTCAGTACTATTAAAAAAAGGAATATAACCATATAATATATAAATTAAAATAGTTAAAACAATAAATATAGAACCCGTTAAAATAGTATATATTAAATTATTAAATGAACTTTTTTTAATAGTAAATAATACTGCAACAAATGCATATATTAATAATATATATAGTACAAGTGTTAAATAATCGATATTAATACTGCTTTTTGGTATTATACTTTGTATTCCATATGGATTTTGTGTAATTTCATTTTTTTGTATATCATTAAGATTTTGTTTTATTTGAAATGAATAAGTAGTTGTTAAAAGTAATACTGGAACAAGTAATCCGATTAATATACCAACCCAATATTTATATGAATAATCACTATCTTTTTGAATAAGACTCATCATATTTGCTGCAATATCAAATGAACCAAAAAATCCACTTACTAAAAAATACATTGTTATAATAAAAATAAGTGCTAATACAACTTTCATATTGGGACCAAATTTAGAAAATGTTGTTTGTACGGTTGAATAATCACTTATTAAAGGAAAATTATCAGAATTATAATATCTATTTCTTGCATTTATTAGCTGACATACTAAATATTGTATCTGATTTGTGTATTTAGTTTTATCAGTTGTTGCTTGTACAGTATTCATTAAATTTTGCGAAAATCCAGGATTCATTAACATTCCTTGTTTTCCTAAATAATATGGTATATCCATTGATTTAACTTCCGTATTAGGTAAATATTTTGATATATCAGGATCTGTTGTTGATGAATATAATCCTATATTTGATACTTTTGAACAACTATTAGTAACATTTGTTTCTAGTGTATTATAGTTAACAGTATTTGGATTTGTATCAGATAAAGATTTTTCAATATTTGTATTATAGTATCCAATATCAGGTAATGATGGTGTATTTTCAATATTAATTAAATTACTATTCATATATTAATATTATATAATATTTTTTAATATTTTGAAATTAAATATGATATTAAAGTTGCTATTATAAAAATTACTATAAATGTTATAAAAAAAATAATATTAAATAATCCTAATGATTTTTTATTATAATAACAATACATATTTCCAATAATGTTTAATATAAATATTACTTGATATATTGGATTATACCATGATGGAGATGATGTTAATCCAAAACTAACAGAATTATAAAAATAAAATATAGGTAATAATATAATAAATAATACTATATAATAAACAATATTCAATCCTTTTAATAATAAAGGTTGTTCTTTATTATTTTGTTGTTCTTTTATTTTATCTTCATAATATGAACTATCAATACCCATTATTATATATTTCCATATACCAGAATTTCCCGATAATTTTTCTAATAAATGTTTAATTCCGTTGTTAGATGATATAATATATTTTCCAATTAAAATTGGTGAACAAATTGGTTTAGTAAATAATAACCAAACAGATATTAGACCTAATATGGTACTAAATATTTTATTAAATATTTTTCTTAACTTTTTACCAAATAATGGATATGTAATAATATTATAATCATAACCAAATAATTTATATTCAATATCTTTATTATTATTTTCTGATTGATTTTCATTAAGTTTTTTTTTTATTCCTAAATTTTCACGAAAAGTATCAGTATATTTATTTACTATAAATTCTAATGTTTTTTTATATTCATCTTCTATTTTTTTATCATATAATAATTCATCTCGTGCTAAATCAGAATCATTATTATTTTTATTATTAATTTCATTTTTAATTAATAATGTATTATCAATCTGTTTTAATAATCCTAACATTTCTTTTTTTGTATGATATGGAATAGTTTGATCTTCATATTTTTTTTCAATAATTTCTATAATTTTATCAATATAATTATCATAATTATTATCATTTATATTATTTATTTTTAAAGTTTTATTTAATTTTATAAAAATTTTATTATTTTTTAAATTTTTTCGAATATCATTTTTATCAATATTTTCTAACTCTATAAATTTTGGATTATTTTTTTTCAATAATTCATGAGAAATTCTTAATAATGCTTTTTCAACTTTTGAATATATTTTATTATTAAAATCATGTGGTTCCAGTATTTCATTTATCATTAAATTTACATTAAATTCTTTAGGTAATATATAATTTGCTTGGCAACTAACATATTTTGTACTATCATTGCTTAATCCTACTATTGAAAATAAATTTATATTTTCTTGAGATTTAATTGTTGATAAAAATAAACCTAATATAAATAGTATAAAGATACTTATTAATGGACAAAATAAATTTGTAAAAAAATCAAATAATTTATTTGTATTATCACCTATTTGGAATATAGTTAAATAACTATATAACATATTTCCACTTGGTAATCTTAAATTAAATCTATTAATAACTTCTAAACAACATGCTTCTATTAATAAATTATATTCAGTATATTTTCCACTATTATTATTTATAGTTGCTTTATATTGATTATATATATTAGTATTGCTAGGTGATGTTAAAATAACTCTATAAATATAATTTAAAATAACAAATGATATAATTGCACTAATAAAAAATAATGAAATATGATTTAATTTATTTAATAATATAAAAAAAATTATATATATAAATACTGTTAAACCAACAAAATAATATTTTGAACTATTAAAAAATCCAGTATAAAGACTACTAAATGTTGAATATAAGTTAAATAATGATATAACAGCAATTAACATTGCCCAAAATCTAACTTTATAAAATCTTGGATAATAATAATAAAATGGTATTAATAAACCAATCATTGAAAACATAATTACTGTATAATTTGATGTATTAACAAATATATTTTCATAATAAAAACTATTTTGTATTTTTATTAAATAATTTTCAGTAATTGATAAATTATTACTATTTATTTCTTGATTATTACTATTATATTGTAAATAATATATAAGATCATTAGTTGATACATTAGATGGATTTGATTTTAAATTAAATTCAATATTATTTATTCTAGATATATCGTATGACATTCTTATAGATAAAAAAGAAATAAAAATTAAAAATATTTTTAATTTTATAATAAAAAATATTTAGTATTGAAATTAATATTTAATAGTAAACTTCATTATAAAGTAAAATGGTTATTTGCAGAAAAATACAATGAATTTATCAGAGCATTTATGCATTGATAAAGAACTATTTTATGGAACAAATGTGAAAGAAAATACAATGAATTTATCAGAGCATTTATGCATTGATAAAGAACTATTTTATGGAACAAATGTGAAAGAAAATACAATGAATTTATCAGAGCATTTATGCATTGATAAAGAACTATTTTATGGAATAAATGTGAAAGAAAATACAATGAATTTATCAGAGCATTTATGCATTGATAAAGAACTATTTTATGGAACAAATGTGAAAGAAAATACTACTAAAATATTCTTTCTAAAAAAAATTAACCAACAAATCTTAATCCAGCAAATTGAGAACCAATACCAAAACCTGTTCCCATTCTTGCTGCATTAGATACTTGAGGTGTATACATATCTAATATAGCAAATGTTACTGCTGCAGTAATTGCAATAATTATTATTTCATCCATTGATAATTTAGCTGTAAAATAACATGCTAAACCAACTGCTATACCTTCGAATAAATATTTTAAAACTCTGCTTAGAATTTCTTGAAAATCAATATCCATTTATATATATACTCTTCAAAGAAAAATTTTTTACTATAATTATAGATTTATTGTTTTTATTAAATCTATAATTATAGTAAAAAATTTTTCTTTGAATGTATTTTTAGTATTTAGTACAAAACAATCTATTAATGTTTGAAAAATATTATTTTAGGTGGGTTTTACCTAAAACTAGTTAAGTTTTCATAAAAACTTTATACCTAGATTTCCTTACTATAACATATTTAATACATAATTAAAAAAAACTAGTAATGATTTAACTGTTTTTTCCTGAGTTCTATCTATATAGTTAGTTTGTAATTTTATTTCAGAATTTTTAATTGAACATGTACAATCAATTTCTTTTTCTTTTGGGTTTTTATCAAATTTTATATGTATTTTAGATGTATCATATTTTTTTTTATTAGAATGCAATGATAAATGAATTATATCTTTACTATCCTGAATAATTACAATATATAAACTATTTTTAGTTTCATTATAAGTAATTTTATATTGATACTTACTATTAATTCCATATAGTTTTTTAAATATATTTACATAATCAGATGGAATATCAATAGGAATGTAATAACGATTTTGTTTCATTAATTTAATTATTTTTTTTTATTAAATATTTTAGTGTGATTTTTAGTTTTTAGTATTGATTTTATTGGTTGTATTTTTTTATTTGATATTGCGGGTAATATAATACGATTTGAAAACTTACCTGAAACTTCTTTTGCAAAAGTAGAATTTACAAGATCATTATTACTGATATTACTGATATTATTAGATATAATTGAAGTTTTCTTATGTTTTTTCTTATGCTTCTTCTTTTTTTTTATAGGTAAATTAGGTGTTATACTATTTGTTTTATGTACATGAGCTTTTATATTATTTGCAATAATTACTAATTCTTCTTCTTTTGTTAAATTTAGTTTGTATATTTTATCAAGATTATTAATTTTTTTACTATATATTTTTAATAAATTCTGTATAAGTCTTGTTTTTAAATTTTTTTTTATTTTTTCTTTAAAAATTTTATACATTTTATGAATATCTTTGTATAAAGTATTAATATCTTCTCTATAGTTCATCATTAAAAAAATTATACTTCTAAATTTTTTATTCTTAAAAACTATATTACTATTTTCTTTAGTAGTATTTTCTTTCACATTCGTTCCAGAAAATATCGAAGAACTTATACATTCGTTCCTGTTCTTGTCTTTATTTTCTTTCACATTCGTTCCAGAAAATATCGAAGAACTTACACATTCGTTCCTGTTCTTGTCTTTATTTTCATCCAATTTTGTTCTTAAGAATAGTTCTTTATCTACTGATAAATTCATTGTATTTTTATTTGTAGACTCCAGAAAATGGCAATGAACATTAATTTCATTTAGGTTCTTTTCTGTATTATTATTTCCTTCATTTGGTGGAATTTCTGTTATTATTATATCTATTTATATTTTCAATAATTTGTGTAAATGATTCATATCTATTATTGACATTATTTATAATAATACTATTATTCGTTTTATTCAGTATGTCTATTGAAATATCTAATAATTTTGTATAAACATTAAAATCTTTTATAGAATCATTTAATATTATTAAATCATTGTTATATACAGATGTATTTAACATGATATAGTATAAGTTTAGAAAAATAAGTAAAACCTTAAAAAGAAAAATAGTTATTTATAAATGCTTTGTTTTATGGTTATTTTCAGGAACGTATGTGAAGGAAAATACTATTAAACTTTATAAATAAATAATTCTATAAATATTTTACATTTAATTAAAATTAACTTAAAGATATTTTAAATAAATATAATTATAAAAATGGCAAGCGAAGATATTAAAGAAGATTTTTTAGAAGTTGACAGTAAAATTCCCGGACAAAATTATGCATGTTTATCATTTGTTTCTCCTGAAAAAGTTTTAAAGCAGAAAGAAATATTTTATGTTACTAAATTTCTCAATTATATAATGAATGACAAAGAAAAACTTACACATGATATTCGACAAAAAATGATTAATAATGAATTTAATATTGATTACGATACTGTAAGTAAATTATATGATGATTGGAAATATTCTAAAACAGAAGATTTAGAAGCACAATTTTTTGAAATAAATGATTATAGAACTTCAATGAGAGGATTAAAAGTAAGAGGTGTATATGATACTTACAAGGAAGCAACTATTAGAGCACAAGTTTTAAGAAGAAAGGATCCAACATTTAATGTTTTTGTTGGTCAGGTTGGTTATTGGTTACCATGGGATCCAGAATGTGAATCTGTTCAAGAACAAGAATATCAAGAAAATCAGCTTAATGATCTTGTTAAAAAGTATAAAGAAAATTTGGATAGTAAAAATGATTTGTATGACCAATTGAAAAACGAAAGAATTGAAAAAGCTCGAAAGGAAATTGCGGCAAGAAAAGAACAAATTAAATTAAATAGTGAAAGTAATGTTTCTGTACCTATTACATCAGAAGCAGAAGATATTAAAAATATTGAACAATTAAGAAGCATTGTAGATGAGTCTGATAAATTATATTATGATAATTTGAAAGCTGAACAAGAAAAAACACAAGCATTATCACAAATGGAGGCACAAGATCATAATTCTAATGAAGAATTAAATAATTTTAAACCAGAATCCATACAAGGTTTGGAAGATAATGATCCATGGTTGAGTAAAAAATTTAATAATATTGTTTAATTTATGTGTATATAAAGAACTATTTTCTTGAAGTTTACTATTATAAAAAAATTGATGCTTTTTAATAGTATAGTATAAAATATACAGTAATTATTATATTTTAGATTTTCTTTACTTTTTAATTACCAATAATGGATACTTTATCAAATATTGCAGATGTGGTTGATTATTTATTTGGTATATATCCATATAATAATTCAGATCATTCAGTAATTGGTGTTCCATCAGAACATGTTCAGTCACACATAATAGATGGAGAATCTGTTTCAGATCCTACATTTGTTGAATCTTCTGTTACATCTGTTTCAGATCCTACATCTGTTTCAGATCCTACATCTGTTTCAGCTGTTTCATCTCTTAGATCTATTGAACCTTCTCCATATTTTGTATCTGTTAGACCTTCAACATCTGTTAAATTACCTGTTTTAGAACAGAAAAGTGAATCAATAGAGAAACAGCAATTGCAATGTTGTTGTTGTTTCAAATATCCATGCAAAATACAAACAAATGATATGGATCATTGTACAAAATGTCAAATTCGCTTGATGTTGTGTTTTGCATGCCCGTGTATGTGTTATGATAAACATCCAGTACTAAGTATTGCAATGGAATTACTATGTTGTTGCTGTTTATGTGATAATGAACCAAAATCATCTAAGTCTAGCAACTCTAGTGGATGTGATAACTGTTGTGACTGTGGCAACTGTGGTATTTGTTGCAGCGGAGGATGCGATGGATGCGATGGATGTGGTGGATGTGATGGATGTACTTGTTAATTCTTACAATCGCATATTCACTGCAAAATTATAAATATATTTTTCATACAGAAAAGAACCGGAATGAAATGAAGGTTCATCGCTATTTTCCGGAGTTTACGAAGGAAAATATATGATTTTAACTTTTATAATTTATTACTATCAATACATTCATTTCTTTGTAATTAATGTCTTATCAAATGCAATTGCTGCCAGCATGAGAAACTGAAAATTCTGTTGTATAACGCTCTTATCTTCATTATCACAAAGAATTTTAAGAGAATTTCCATATGCATTAAGATCAGCATGATTGTCCGTTTCAGGAAATTTTAAAAAAGGTTTATCAATAAGACAGTTGAGTATCGCCCATGCAATTCCATACTTTGGATCCTTGCTTTTCATTAAGCATACCTTAATTTCCTCAAAATAATGATTAGATTTTGATTGAGGAACTAACTTATTAGCTAGAATTGCTTTCAACATTTTATCATCTAGCATTGGAAATGGTAAATGATATTTTTCCTCAGAAAGTAATTGAGTAATTATTTGCTCAGTAGTTTTAGAGATGTTTAGCATCGCTAATTGTTTATTGTTAATACGCCCAATGCGGAAGATACCAATAAACCTACCGGTTTTGTGTCCTCTATTCTTTGCACGAAGTTCAGAAAACAAAGCTCTCAAAAAGGAATCTTGAAATTCACTATACATTGCTTCTAATGTTTCATTGGAAACACAATTTTTCTTAATAAAAAGCAGTATATCGAGAAGCTCTTTGAGACATTTTTTGTATTTGCCTTGCTTAACAAACTCATTTTGGAAAACAAGAAAAAAAGTTCGCAAAGTCTCTTCATTTTTAATAGGATCAATTACAACAGATCCTACTGTAGATCCTACAGTAGATGCTACAGTCAATGGTACATTTTCTGCAGTTTGAAATTTATCTACCACAATAATTTGTAGGTTATCATGTGAATGATCATTTTCAGATAAATCCTTATTTTCAGATAAACCATCGACAAGGGAAAGCAAATAAGATATAAACGTCATATTGTTTTAATTTTAGGTGGAGAAGTAATAATATAAGTATTTTATATTAAAATTGAATTATTATTACATTATTTTAATCATCAATTTTTTTTATATAAAAAAGAATAGTAGCTTTAGTTTACTACATATTTTCCTCCATAAACTCCAGAAAATACCAAATTATTATTAAAATCTTTAACAATATTAATTTTATTAAAATAATCAGTTAATAATAAATGTATTTTTTTAATAATATTTTTCTTTTTATCAAAAGTTAAATTAGTAATTTTATTATAAATAAATAATGGATCAGGTACTTTATTATTTAATATATTGTTTGTTTTTTTATCTTGAAATATAATTGCACCACAATATTTACTATTTGATTCCAATAAAAAACTAGGTGTAAATATTGATGATTTTGTAATAAGTATACATCCTAAATATAATATATTTATTAATGATGAAGAATTATATGCAAATCCTTTGGCATCAGGTTTATATGCAAATTGACATCTATTAGCCATTTTAAATAATAAATTATCATTAGGATTTATATATATTTCTAAATTAGAAGAATATTTGTTATTTACTTCAAATTTATTATTTATTACATCAATATTTATTTTATCTATCCATCTTTTAATTAATATATTGTCCATTTCACATTTTCCAATTATTATTACTTTACGTGTATCTTTTTTTTCATACAATAACTTTACTAATGATAAAACATTAAAAATACCTTTACTTGGTCTAATTAATCCAAAATATAATATATTTTCTTCACGCTTTAATGTAGGTATAAATAATTTATCAGGCATATTTAATAAAATAGGTACTCTTGTAAAATAATGAATACCTTTAAACCCATATTTTACTGCTTCTTTATAATCTATTTCATTAAAAAAATATACAATATTTGCGTTATTTAATACTTTAATTGTCATATTTTTTAAATAAGATCTTAAAATATTAATATAAAATTCATGGCATACTATTATTATTTCAATATTATTTTTTTTAAATAAATTAATATCTTCCGGATAAAATAAACATCCTGTTTCAGGTGCACGATATTGTATGATTAATTTTGAACCACCATTATTTTTAATGATATTTAAAAAATTTTGAATCTCATATTTGCGTAATTTATTATATCTAATATTTTTATAAGCCTTCATAAATAATAACTTAGAATGAACATTTTTAGTAAGTTCATTTATATAATAATTTTGTAAATTATTATTTTTACAATTAATTTCAATTATTCTATTTTTATTAAATATGTTATTATATGTATTTTTAAAAACATTTAAATAATCATAATCTCCGCTACATTCAATTTTAAATGGTGCACATGTTATGTAAATATTATTCATATATTATTAATAATATTTTAAATAAATATAAATTCATTATTTATTAAATTGTAAGCGATGAATCTTCATTGTATTTCGATTATATTTTTGGTGGAGCTGCAGGAACATCATGTTTACGTCTATTCATAAAACTTTCGTAATCATTATCTAATTTTGTTTTAGGTTGATTTTTGGAACTACTATCATCATTAGAATAATTTTTTTCATCTGGTGTTACTATACTATTTACGTCATTAATTGATGCAAAACCTCTTTTCATTACTGCTTCATTTGTCAAATATGAAAATCCATCTGAATATCCAGACATTGTTAATGGATCCCAATCAGATATATCTTTTTGTTCAATTACAGTAGCATGTTTCTGTTTATACCAATTGAAAATTGCACTACCTACTAATAAATTTGGTTTACCATTTGTTGTAATAATTGCAGTTGGAACTGCTTTGACGTATGGTGGAATTTTAATTCCCGGATTATCTATATTAATTTTTGTAAATTTCTGATTTAATTCTACATCTTTATATAAAAGATTTAATAATTCCTTAGAATGTAAGCATTTATTACTATAAAACAAAATATAATCATCACTCATAATATTTTATATATAGCTTATAAAATAAGAAATTCTTTAATACGCAATAAAAAAATTGAATTTTATATTTTTTAAATTCTATTTAAAATATAAAATATATATAATCATATATAGATGTCATTCGTTTCAGAATTTAATATTAATAGTGATATATTAACTTTTAACTTAAATAATAATACAAAAAAAATTAAAATAAGTTTAGCAAATGCTATTAGAAGAGTTATATTATCCGATATTTATACATATACAATTGATGAAAAACAAACTACATTTTTGGATAATACATCAATGTTAGATACAGAATTTTTAAAATCTCGTTTAGGATTGATACCTATTATATCCAATAAAGAGATTGATTATGATAATATAATAATTGGATGTAAAAAACAAAATAATGATGAACATATGGTAAGTGTTTATGTTAAAGATTTTTATTGTAAAGATATAGTAAATGATCGAAATATTGAAATTACAGACATTACTAATTATCCAGATATACTTTTTGCTAAATTAGCATACAATCAATATATTGCATTTGAATCTAAATTAAAAAGAAATAATCAAGAATATGGAGGTTCGAATCATTGTCCTGTATCAACATGTGTTTATACATTTAAAATAGACAATATAGCAATTGATAATATGACAAAGGATATGGATGTTATTCAAAAAAAATCATTTATGACACAAGATGCACAAAGAATTTATGAAAGAAATGAAATTGGGGAACCAAATGTATATCAATTTGTAATAGAAAGTATTGGATTTTATTCTTCTAAAGAAATAGTATTATTTTCAATACAATCATTATTAAATAAATTAATATTATTAAAAAAAGAATTTAAGGAAACTGATAGTAAAAAAATTACTCAAGTAGATGATGATGATAATTTGGGATTTTATTATTTTTTAATAGATAATGAAAATGATACATGTGGAAATTTATTACAATCTTATATAAATAATAATCAAAATGTATTTTATTGTGGATACGTAATAGAACATCCATTAAAACATAATTTTTTATTAAAAATAAAATTGAAGGAAAACAATAATTATGATAATATTTTATTAATTATTGACGAAGCACTTAATGAAATAAGTGATATTTTAAATGAAATTAATAATAATATTAATAGTTTTTAAGAATCATTAGTTTGCATTACAGCTGGTAACATATTACTGTTTTTTGTAAAATATATTGTTATTAAAAAAGTTATAACCAATAATATTGGTAGTTGTCCTAAAAATTTTACAAATGTTGTTAATAAGTATAATACAATAAATATAATTACGTATGTTGTTATAAATTTTTTATTATAATATTTTTGCATTAAATCATTATAATTCATAATAATATATATTATATATTATTTTTAAGTAAAATATACATATAATTATATATTATTATGAATTATAATGTATGAAACATATTATTCGTCAATTATAACAAATATTTTTGATAAATTATGCGATAATTCAAATGTTTTATTAATAATTGATAATTATTTTAATATTATCGAACATTACAGCCACATTATAAAAAAAAAATATATAAATGTTTATCTTTTAATAGATAATAATTTAATTTATAATAAAATGAAAAATAATATTATAGGTGAAGAATGTGAGAAATTTATCAATGTATATAAGAATTATAATGATTTTAATAAAAATATTATAATTAATAATATAGTAATATTTCATTTGTTTTCAATCGATTATTTGTTAAAAATACTAATGTTTTGTGATAGTATTTCAAATAAAGATACTCACGTAAATATATATACTAGTTTATCAAATAGCGATAATAAAATAATTGATTATAAAAATTATATAAGAAATAAGATAAAATCTCTATTTTTATATAAAATGGGTACTTTATTGAATTTTTCAGAAGTAATAAATATATTAGAAAGTAATAATTGTTTCAAAATAAAATCAATAAAAATATATAAAAAATCAAATTATATTATATATGGTGAAAATATTGTATATAAAGTAATTTTAATAAAATCATCATAGAAAAATTAATTTTTTTATACCTGGTAATTTAAAATATGAATGAAAAAAAATTATTTTATTTTTAATTTTTTTATTTTTTTCTAATTTTTCATATATTTTTTCAATATATTTTCCGTAATCTAGCATTATATAATAACTATTATTAATAGTTATATCATTATTTTTTAACATATATCTAGTATGTCTTATTTTTTTATTTCCAAAAAATGTTTTTTCATATCCATATTTAACAAATTCATCTTGATTATTACAAAATTGATATATCTTGTTTATACCATAATAAAATTGTAATAAATTATAATTTTTATTACCAATTGTAGGTGCATTTATTGTTATATTATAAAATTTTATATTGTTAAAAATGTTACTTAATAATGAATATCTATTTAATCTAATTTTAATTAATAATGATATAATATTACTTATTATGCCCATAGAATGTCCCATAAAAATAATTTCAGTATCTTTATTTTTAATAATTAATAATAAATCATTTATAACATTATTAAGTAAAAATAAACTTTCTTCATAAAATCCCTTATGTATTTCAATATCTATATCATCTTTTAATGGTAATTTTTTTTTATCAAAAAAAATATTTTTATATACAGTTTTGTTACGCCAATTTATAAAATCTTTTTTTTCAATTTCAGTTAAGAAATCATAATTATGTCTATAATACTTTAAACCTTTGAATATATTACCTATATATTGTGTACCTCTAAATATAAGTATAATTTTATTGTGTGATTTGTTATAAATAATATAATATTTAGCTTTTTCTAAATCATTTGAATATATTATATTTTTCCATTTAATTATATTTAAAATATCATTTTTTTTAAAATAACTAATTGAACATAATTTTATGCTTTTTTTAAATATTTTATTATATTCATTATTATATATATTATTAAACAAATTATTAATAAATGTATCATTTATATTAATATTATAGTTATAATCAATATTTTTATTGATATCTAAATTTTGGAATGTTTTATTTATTTTAGATATAATTTCTTTTTTTATGTTGTTCATTATATATATTTAATATATATAAAATCAATTTAATTATATAAATAAAAATGGAACGAAAAACGATTATTATTTTAATTGTTATATGTACTATAATCATAGGTGGCTCATATTTTGCATATAAATATTATTTTAGTAAAAAAACAATAAAATATGAAAATACAGTTCCTGAAACAAATGAAAAAATAGATTTTAATGATATAAAAACTTTACCGTATTTTGATATATCAATAAATAATATATTCGAAGGAAGAGTAACGTTTCAATTATTTGATGAAGAAGTTCCTAAAACTTGTAAAAATTTTAGATATTTATGTTCAAACGGATTAAATAATAAAACAAAACCAGCATACGAAGGGTCATCTTTTCATAGAGTAATAAAAGACTTTATGATTCAAGGAGGTGATATAACAAATGGTGATGGAACAGGTGGTTATAGTATTTATGGGGAACATTTTGATGATGAAAATTTTAATTTAACACATAATCAACCAGGTTTATTATCAATGGCAAATGCCGGTGAAAATACCAATAATTCTCAGTTTTTCATTACATTAAAGAAAACACCATGGTTAGATAATAAACATGTAGTATTTGGAATAGTATTATCTGGTTTTGATGTTATAAAAAAAATAGAAAATATAAATACGTCAAGCGACAATAAACCAGAATTAAATGTTACTATAACTGAATGTGGATTGTTACTTCCAGAAAAAAATTGAAAAATATTTTTTTTATATTAATATTTATATTATAAAAAGAATTTTAGAAAAAAATGAATTCAAATATGGAATTTCACGAAGTAATTGTATTATTGCCTAATTTACGTTATATAGATAGTAAAATATATTTTATATCAAAACATCCAGAAAAATGTAATATAAAAAAAATAAAAACTTTTATTAAAAATTTTCAAATTGACATTGAATCACTCCATAAAAGAATAACATATAATGGTAAACAAATAGATTATGATATTATTAATGAAGCACATAAAGATGGTTTAAAAGTTAAAATAATGTATAATATAAATGATCTTGAAATATATATACAGCAAATAGCTAAAAATACTGAAGGTGATATATTAGGTATTATTAATAATGAAATAAAATCTGTAAAATATGATGATGATTTTGAAGAAGATTTAGATAATGAATCTTATGTATCATTTGATAAAAAATCTTTTGAAGATGATCAATATGATGAAGATATTTATGAAGATGAGGAAGATTATGAAGAATATTAAATAAAATATAAATAATTTATTAAATAAATTAATTTTATAATATAATTATATAATGGCAACGGTTGACAGAACATTTTATTATTATATAATTTTATTTGCTACTTTTTTATTTACTATAGGTTTTATACCAATTGTATTTGAAATACTCCAACAAAAAACTATATCAATTATACCATATATATCATTAATATTTATAATAATATCATATATAATATATTTATTTATAGCAATTAGTAGAAAATATTTTTTTCATTCTATTATTTATTTAATTGGTTTAATAGCAATATCCATATTATTATTTTTAAAAAAAAAATATGAAAATAAAAATAAAAACATAAATAACGTTATAATTAATGAAGAAATAATTTTTTGATTTAATTGAAACTCCATTTGTTACCACAATTTAAACAATTTACAAATGTAGTCATCGGTTCATCACTAGATCTAGTTTGTAATTGATAATATGTACAGTTTCTTTCTTTACATCTTCCACATTTATATTCACTTGTTCTTGTACCAAGTGTACGTGAATATAAAAATTCATCAGTTGCTGTTTGTCTATCCAAATATTTTTGCCAATGTTCTTTATTAATCTCTTGTGGTGTTAAAAATGCAATTTCATCTATATTTATATCATTATTTAATACTCTATTTAGAAAATTATTATTTTTTACATATGAATTTTTATCAAGATTATTATATAATGAAATAATTTTATTTACATATATTCTTTTAAAATAATTATCTTCAATATTTGGTTCAATACCTTTAAGTTCTGATTGTTTAATTGTATATTCATATATACTATTTTCTATTTTTTCAGATAATGTTATATTATTTAAAAGTGAATTAAATTTATTTATACATAAATTGCGTGTCATATATATATTATATATTAAGTAATTCTTAAATAAGATTATTATAAAAAATAAATCATTTTTTATATAAAATCAAGTATTTTTAATATAAAAAATATGATATATATATATAATTATGAACATAAGAGTAATAATAAATAGTTTATTTATAATTTTTATACTTCATATAATAATATTAAATATTAATAATTCTTATAATATTGGAAATAAAAAAAATATAGAAAATTTTGATTCCCAAAATATAGAAAAGATCAAAAATGAAAGTTCATCTTCTGAAGCAAGCATGAATTTTTTAACGTCATCCAACAATAATGATAATTCTAATGAAGAATTTAAAAAAAAATTATTAAAATACATACAACAAGACCAGCCAACTAATAAAACAAATACTTTTGAAAAAAATAATTTAAATAGTGTTGAAGCGTCAAATTATTTTTTAAGTGATAATAATCATCCTAATTTTGAATCTAATGTTGCTGATATTAAGCAATTTTATACAATTAATTATGATAATTTAGATGAAGGTCAATTAAAATCAACATCTATTGAAACTTTACAAAATATTGATAACATAAATACAGTAGAAAAAATTAATAATGTTGTTACTATAGATACTCACTCAAAACAACCATGCAATGTTAAAGAATATGGTAGAACATCAACCCTAACACCTGACTATTGGTCATATAAGGATGAATTACCTATGAATGGTGGGAAAATGAACGGAATATACGGTTTTGATAATTTAGAATCACAATTTGCAGTATATAATCCTAATAAATTAAATTTGCAAACAGTATCTGATGATAAATTTAATAATATCCCACATGATGATTTAAGAAAACCAATTATTTATGAAAATTAAAGAAAATAATTTATATAAAATTAAAATCTAATATAAAATATATAAATAATGTGCGGTTGCGGAAGAAAATTAAAAATACAGTTACATGAACATTATATGCAAAAAAAATTACAAGTAAGAAATATGGCAGGCGGTCCAATAATGAGAAGACCAGTTCGTTTGCAACAAAAAAAACCAGTTAATGTTGTTGTAAATCAAACATTTAAACAACCTAGGCCAATTAATTCATTTAAACTCTTAAATAGTAAATTACCCGGATCAAATAGATTAAAGAATAGACCATTTTGAGAAATTTAAAAAAAAGGTGTTTTAAAAAAAATATATTTATTATAATTATAAATGTCACTTAAAGGATGTCACTTTGCTAAGTTTATCCCTGAAAAACACCGCAATCCTTATACCATTTGGTATAAATATGCAAAACAAAATCTTCATACTTATAATTGTCTCGCAATGAAGTATAATATCGATAGATTACAATTTCCATTGCATATCCGTCATACAAATTAGTAGAAAATAACCTTAAACTGCAATAAATTTATTCGTAGATAAAGAACTATTTTCTGGAGTTTATGAAGGAAAATATATGTTAAAAAAATTGATTAATTAAAAGTATTAAATTATTTTATTTTTTTTATTATCAACAATAATAATGATGTTAAATTCAAGTGTATCTTCATCTAGGTTAGTTAGTCGAAAAGAAGATAAACATTCTGTTGATACTGAGTATGAACAGAATGCTGATAGTAAATATGTATTTGGATTTTCATTTAAAGAAAATGGTATTTTAAATTTACCTATAATGGACACTGATATATCTATATTTTCAACACAATATTTTTTGATAGAAGGTTTTAAAAAACTAAATACACTGATAAATTTATATCAAGAAAATGATCAAGATTTTAATTCTTTTCAATCATTTTATGTATCATTATCTGATATAATAATTACATTGATTCGAGAAATACGTGAAAAGTTATATTTAAAAACTGCAAATAGTTATAGAGTAAATAAAATATATTACAATTTACTAATAAATATTTACATTACGAATTTTAAAATAATGTATTTAATATGGATTTCTGAAATGCAATGGTTATTTCTATATGGACGTGAAAATAGTAAATTTTCTGGTTTTTTACGATGGGCAAAACTCAATGGAAAACTATGTTTAGTATTTGATATCCATAACCTTAAAACAATAACTTCTATTGTTGAAGCTCATTGTAGTATAGATTTTAAATTACTAAATTATCAATATCATAATATAGTTGTAGAACAACTTCCAATTGATATACTTAATGATTTTGCAAATAACATATCAGATTTTCTTGTGCAATTAATATATGATTTTAATCGCGAAGGTATTGTATATGCATTGTGTAATTTATTATTAATAGATAAATCATATGATTTATTTAAGAAAGAAAATCCCGAAAATAAAGATCAATGCAAATTAACTATTATGGAAGCAGTCAAAAATGCATATCTTAATTATCCAGTTTTAGGTCGCATGTTAGATCATGTATTTATTATGATATTTATTTTAACACCATATGCTAGTACATATGTTAATTATAGTAAACAATCATAAAAGTAAATATAGAAATCTATATTTAATTATAAATTTTTCAATTAAATTAAAACTATTTAAAAAAAAGAATATAAATAAATATATAAATATGGCAACAAAACAAATTTTTATTAAGAATACAGATAATTTTATGAATGAATTGTGTGATATATTTCCATCAGACGGAGAATTATTATTATTTAGAGAAAAATATAATTTAGTAAAAAATGCAAATTCAAAATTGATATTAGAATATTTTGTAATTTATGTGTATCCATTTAAGACACAAATATTAAATAAAGAAGAAAATTTTTTTCTAGATGGAGGTGGACAAAATGAATTAACTGATACAAGTGGATTAAAATTTAGAGATAATATAAAAAAATTATGGATATCTAAAATGTCAGATGAAAATAAAGAAATAGTTTGGAAGTATTTTAGAGTTTTTGTATTATTATGTGAAAAATATATATTAGAAACAATGAATAATTAAATTTTTATTTTTAAATCTTTTTGCGTATTTAAAACTTTATTTTTATATATATTTATAATAATAAAAATGACTGAATCATTTCATGAATTAATATTAAAAATTAATGACAAATATATTTTAATTTTAAATGAATTAATTGAAAAATTTAAATATCATGACGAATTAATTGGACCATTGCAACATGATCTTAAATTAACTAATGAAAGATTAATTGAAAACCAGTATCAAGTTATAGATATAATAACTGATAATTTTCTATTTTGTTTAGAACAAATTTGTGATCATAATTCTGATTATTTTATTTATCAGAAAGAAAGAATAAAGAAAAATGGTAAATCATATAAAAATAAATTACCTAAAATTGGAAGTAAAACATTATTAAAGAGAATATTAAAAGAAACTGATAATAGTTCAACTGAAAAGTTATTTAAGGATATAATCGAATTATTTAATTTATTAACAAATAAAGAAGATGATGTTATATATTTCAATAATGAATATATAGATTATGTGAAGGATAATTTTACTGATAATAAAAATTTTAGTAAAATGATTATGGTATTTGATAATGTTGATAATATTATTAATTCACAAATTGAATGTAATGATGATGTTGAAACAGATGAAGAAGAAATTAAATCTAATAAAACAAAAACCAAAAATAATAAAAATAAATCGAAAAAAGATGGTAAATTAGGACCAGATTTTTTAAAGGGTATGGAAAATACAAAAATAGCACAACTTGCTAAAAATATAAGTGAGAAAATAAATATTGATGAATTTCCTGCTTTAACTGATCCAACTAAATTATTTAGTTCTTTAGCAAATCCAGAAGGTGGAGAGGATGGTGAAGGCGGAGGAGGTATTCAAAATTTATTAAAATTTGTGATCGGGGAAGTTGAAGATGCATTTAAGAATAATAATATGAATGAAAAAGATTTAGTAAATGAAGCACAAAATATAATGGGGCAATTTACTAACATGTCGGGTTTTGATCCAATGTCATTATTAAAAGGAGGTGCAGGAGGAGATTTTAATTTAAATCAATTTGCAGATATTTTTTCGAAAATGGGAAAGAAATAATTTATTTTTCTATTTAATATATATATGAATATTAATATAAATAATTTAGAAGAAATATACGACAATAAAAATATATATAAAAATGATACTTTTTGGTTAAATGATTATAAAATTTTATTTTATCAAGATAATTTAACACAATTTTTTCCTAATATAACAATGACATTAGTTGAAAAATTAAATGCTATTTTTAGAATGTCTATATATTTGAGTATTTTATTATATTTATTAACAAACAATTATTTATATTTATATATAATGATAATAATTGGAATATTTACATGTTATATATATTATAATCAAAAAGATAATATAGAAATGTATTTTAATACAATAAATAATAGTGATAATAATATTATTTCAGAAAGAATAATAGATAATAACAGTAATAATATAGAACCAACTACAGAAAATCCTTTTATGAATATAAATCTAATAACAGATAATAAAGAAAAACCAAGTGCTCCTCCATCATGGAATAGTGACAAACTACAAAAAAAAATAGAAGATAAATTTGGTTATAATTTATATAGAGATGTCGGAGACTTATATGGTAAATCAAATAGTCAAAGACAATATTATACTGCACCGTCTACTACAATACCAAATAATCAAACATCATTTGCAAAATGGTGTTATGGTGTTGGTCCAACATGTAAAGAAAGTGCTATATACTGTTCTCCTGAAATGAATCAAGTACCATATTTAGATACAGCAGATGTATATTTACATACTGATGTTAAATATTAAGTGATTTAATGAATTAGTTCACATACTTCACGCGCTACTAATTCATTAAATAAATATTTAACAATATGGTTATTGTATTCAACAGGTATGCCATCTATTAGTTGTAAATAAGATCTACGGCTAAGCCATAATATGTATTTATATGTTTTAGGAAATATAGAATTATTTCTTACACCTTTTAACATTTCAAATGCCGATTATTTATTAATTCCAATTATTCAAAACTGTATCCAAATCATCATCCTCACCTAAATTTTCAATTAAATACATTGGATTATATATTTTCTTTATATTTGGTTCTCTTACTTTTTCCCATAACCATTTTCTTAATTGTTTTTTGAATTTTAAACAATAATACAAATGACAAAAATTATTTAATGTTTGTATGTTTTGTTTAATTGTAATCAAACTATCATTATTTACTATTTCGTAAATAGGATTATTATAACAAAATAAATATTCTAGATTTTGCGGTAAAGTAGGCAAAGAAGTTAATTGATTACCAAAACAAGATAATTCTACTAGATTTTGCGGTAAAGTCGGCAACAAAGTTAAGTGATTACTATAACAATATAAATATTCTAGATTTTCCGGTAAAGTCGGCAAAGAAGTTAATTGATTATCAAAACAATATAATGTTTTTAGATTTTTGAATCTTGTTAAATCAGGTAAAGATTTAATACCCTTATTACTAATATTAAGGGTTAATATGTCTTTTGATAAAGAATTTAAATATGTATCAATCTCGGTTGTCATTTTTGAATATATAAGGTTAATGATTTTGTTTTTATATTAAATTAAAGAAAAAATAAATTAATTATTTATGAAATTTATTTATAGACTCTTTTATACACCGAAGATTAAAAATAGGAGTAAAAAGTACGTTTATGTTACAAATAATTTATATTTCAATATTATATAAATGTCAAAAAAATATCAATATTTTGCTAAAAAAAGAAAATCATCTTTATATGAAGGCGCTTGTGATTTATCATATTGTAAATTTAAAAAATCACACTTTTATACAAGCAATTGTTTTTGTTGCTTAAATAGATATACCAGAGTTGGACGAACAAGACGCGAACAACAAATAAACGATAAACAAAATATAATTGTCCCATTTTAAATCTTCTATTGTGTAAAGCAACGTATCTTTGTACATTTAAAACGCATTTTTATTCTGTCTATCTTTATTTCTGTTTTTTGTAAGAATTTTTGAATGGTGAGATTTTGTTTTATCAGTAGAACACAAAAGTTGCGTTATTCCCGTATTCCAATAAATATTTATTTCTTTTTGAATAATTTCATTTTCTTTTTCAGTATGTTCTTCAAAATTAATTAAAATTGGGTTCTTGTTTTCATGGTTAATACGATAGCTTGAATAGTTATTATCAATATAATTTTTATTTTTTTCATTCAAACAAATTCCGTATTTAGTCCGCAATATATAGTCAAAAGGAATTACATTTGAAGAAAAACGACATGTTTCTTTTACTTTTCGTTTACTTTTATAATCTTTGTTGCTATTTTCTTTTTTTTTAAGATTAACTATTTTTTGTGCCGTTTTAAATCCAGTCATTAAATATATACTATATATAAAATTAGTTTTTATATATTATTAAATAATATATAAAAAATTGATTTGTTTTTATTTTTTCAAATGATATTAAAATAATAGATACAATGTTTAATATTGAAACTTACTTAGATTCTTTACCGGATTATATAGAAGAAATTGATGTATCACATAAACGTATAAAGATTCTTGATGTAACAAGGTTTAAAAACTTAAAAAGATTAGTGTGCTCATTTAATGAATTAACATCTTTACATTTGAATGAAATTTTAGAAAAATTATATTGTGATTGTAATCAATTGACTTCTTTGCGTTTGAATGAAAAATTAGAAACATTACATTGTAGTCATAATAAATTAACTTCTTTACATTTGAATGAAAATTTACAAACAATATATTGTAATAATAATCAATTGACTTCTTTACATTTGAATGAAAATTTAGAAACATTATATTGTAATAATAATCAATTGTCTTCTTTGCGTTTGAATGACTACAATATAATTATTGTAAATTGTTCTTATAATCAGTTGACTTCTTTACATTTGAATAAAAATTTAGACACATTAGAATGTAATAATAATCAATTAACTTCTTTACATTTGAATGAAAAATTAGAAACTTTATATTGTAATAATAATCAATTGACTTCTTTACATTTGAATGAAAAATTAGAAACTTTATATTGTCATAATAATCAATTGACTTCTTTGCTTTTGAATAAAAAATTAGAAACATTATATTGTAATAATAATCAATTGACTTCTTTGCTTTTGAATGAAAAATTAGAAACATTATATTGTAATAATAATCAATTAACTTCTTTGCTTTTGAATAAAAAATTACAAACATTATATTGTCATAATAATCAATTAACTTCTTTGCTTTTGAATAAAAAATTACAAAAATTATATTGTAGTTATAATAAATTGATTTATTTACATTTGAATGAAATTTTAGAAACATTATATTGTCATGATAATAAATTGACTTCTTTACATTTGAATGAAAATTTAAAAACATTATATTGTTATAATAATCAATTGACTTCTTTACATTTGAATGAAAAATTAAAAACAATAGATTATGATGAAAATCCAATTTTTGAAATAATAAAAAGCGATGATAAATATATAATAAACCAAAAACTACGTGTTCTAAACTAGTTTCGGTATTTGGATGTGTTGGATGCGTGGTAATTCGTTACAGTAAGTTATATAAGCATATAGCATTAAATATGCAACATTCGTAAAACGATAAATAATCGGCGTTTGAAATGTAAAAAGGTGTAAAACAAACTCTGGTATATCTGAAATATCAATAATAATATGATTATTATACATTGCACCATATATAATATCGATAATATCAGTATATACTGATTTTTTATCATATCTAAATACTTTATTAATTGCCATAGATAATACTGTTTTCCCAAATAAATCAACATGATTGATATTTGCACCTTCACTAATTGCTAACTCAAACATTTCAATATTTATAGTTTTCACACACCATATTTTATGGGCAAAATATATTTTATGTAGAATACTATGACTATATACATCAGGTGTTAGAAAGTTTATATTTGCACCTTTATTTAAAAAATATTTAAACCAATACATATTATTCCATTGTGCTGCACCAAACAAACCATGATCTATATTTCCACCATGTTCCACTAAAAACTCAATAATATTATTATTAAGCTGTATTGGTATATTATTGTTGGAAAATATGGTAAAACTTTCATATATTGCAGTTTTATGACCAATGCCTTGATTTATATCATCAATAAATGGATATAATAATTGTAATGCATCAAAATTTTTAAATAATGATGCATATGTAAATGCAGTTTCATTTTCTTCTGTCATTACATTCACATCAACCATTCTTGAATCTAAGATTAACTTTATACCTTCCATAAAGTTATTCTTAACACATTGTATCAATATTGTTTTATTATGCCTTAAAATTCGTTCATTTTTTTGACATAAAGGTATAACCTCTTTTATCAAACATATGATTTCATTGCGTAATTTTAAATTATATTGATCAACTACTAGTATTCGAAACAGATGTTTCAATCTAGAATAAAAATTATCATATTGATAATGATTTGTAGCAATCTTATCATATATATCATCTACATCATTTAATTTTTTATTTATTAAAAATTGAATTATGGCTTTAAAAATATGTTTTCACTAAAATTGTTTAAATAATTGATTACTTTAAATGATATTATAATAATTCAAACATCAATTTTTATTTAGAATAACTTTTACAATGAATTTATCTACGGATAAATCCTCCGATAAATAACTATATGTAGTAAACTGAAGCTTTAGTGTAAGTTTAAGGTTATTTTCAGGAGTTTACGAAGGAAAAAATAACACATGTTTATTTTGTTATGAATTTAAGTATAAATTTATAAAATATAGAAAAATTTACATATTCGTTTAAGTTTTATTGTCTTTAAAAATATAATTTCAAAATAGTTTGTATTTAATACTATGAAAAAAGACTTGTAATACCACTTCCAATACCACTTCCAATACTACTTAATACATTACCTGAAGTTAATGCACTACCTATTGCACTACCTGTTGCACTACCTGTTTCACTAGCAACACCTATTGCACTACGTGTTGCACTACCTGTTGCACTACCTGTTTCACTAGCAACACCTATTGCACTACGTGTTGCACTACCTGTTGCACTAGCAAGATATGGATTACTTACAAATGATAAATTTATATACGGTACATTAGACGGCTTTGAACCAACTCTACTACGTTGTGTTGGTACTGAAGTAGGTTTATACAAATAATTTTTAACATCAACTATCTTTTGTGATAATGATTCAAATCCTTTATTATTATTATTTGTATAAGGATTTAAATCTTTATTTGTTGTATTAAATATTTTAGTTCCATAACCTTTAAAAGATGATGATTTTAATCTTTCATCTAATTTTAAAGTTAATTCTTTTTCACATTGATTATTATGTTCATATAATATTTCATCATATTCAATAATTGATATTTTAAATTTTTTATGGATATGATCCAATGCAGATTGACAATATTTTAATAAAATGCAATAGTAATTTAACATGTCTCTATATTTAATTTGATTTAATTCATATTGTTCTTCCTTTGTTGGATCTCTAGTAATAAAAGTTTTATATCTACCTAATCCGGTATATGATAAATTCTCTGCAAATAATTCTTTTAATAATAAATTTGGATTTGATATATCATTTGGTTTTTTTAATAATAATAATACATTATATTTTGCCAATAAATATAATTTTAAAAAATTATCAATATATTCTTTTATAAAATCAATTATAAATATTCTTGTACATTCCATTGCTTGATAACTAGATGAATATGTAGTAATTTTATTTAGTAAGCTGATTAAATAGTCATTTGTGAAAAATGGTATTGAATGACTCAATGGTTTTAATTCTCCTTCCAAAAATGTTGATCTTGAATTAATTATTTGATTAAGTTCTAATTGTAAATATTGAATACTAATATCACCTGATGTTAAAATATAAGATGTATCTTTATTATTAATATGAACTTCATTAATTTGATCAATTTTATAATTTAATCTAAATACTGCTCTATTTGTTGCAGTAAATTTTGTAGTAAATTTTTTATCAACTAATTTTTTTTTCCCATATATCATATTATCTCCAATTTTTGTATTTCTATTATTTTGTAATACTGAAAGATTTGCACCACCTCTTAGGTTATTATTAGTCATAGGGTCATGATATTGACTCAAGTCGTTGTTTTCATCGTTATTATATTGTGGTACATTTTGTGATTGTACAGTTAGTTTTACATTTTGTGATTGTACAGCCGGTTGTACATTTTGTGATTGTACAGTTAGTTTTACATTTTGTGATTGTACAGCTGGTTGTACATTTTGTGATTGTACAGCTGGTTGTACATTTTGTTGTACTAATTGTTTCATTTGATCATTTGTTTGTTGATTGATTTGTTTACCTAAATCTTTTACAAGAGTTTCTAACATACTAGGAGAAAGTTGTGCTTTTAAATCTTCATTTAATTTACTATATGATTTTTTTTCATAATTATTTAAATATTTTATAAACAACACATTTTTTTTTATAAATTCATTTTCTTCACTTTCTGTTAATTCGATTACAGATTCATAAAATTTTTTATTTTTATCTTGATTATTAGATAAATTATATACATCATAATAAAATATTTTATGGTATTTTGATATTAATTCTGATGAAAAATGTTCAATTCCCGGAAATGGAAAATATTTAGTACAAAAAACTATATTCTTTTTAAAATTTGATTTTTCTCTTCTATACTTATTTAGCCCAAATCTAGACATTAATAAACCAATAACTATTAAAGTTATAACAGGAGCTAAGTGTGGTTCAAGCAAAAATGAAAATAAAATTTTACTTGCATATAAAGCTGCAACTATTCTTTCTTCTTCTAATTTACTAGATTTATCAATACCGTATAAAAAATTATATTCTGAATATGGTACTGATTTTTGAAATTTCTTAAAAAACATATTATCTTTATCAAATAATTTTTCAAATAATTCATTATTTAATATAAGTTTTGATGAGTTAGATGATCCTTTTTTATTATTAGTTAATAGATTATTGTAAATAGTTATATTTTTATTGTTATTTTTTTTTAATAATAATTTATTATATTCATCGTCTAAATTAAAATTAAAAAAAGAATTTTTACTCATAATATTTTCATAACTTTCACTATATTCATTATAATTTATACCACTAAATTGTTTAATTTTTTTTTTTATTATAGAAATTTGTTGATTAATTTCATCAAGATTTTTATTTAGAGTTTCTTGTGCTCTAAGTAGTTCATTATATTTTTCAATTAGTCTATTTTTTTCTTGGTTTTCTATATTATTAGGAGTATTTTTAATTTCTTGTATTGATTCACCAATATCTTTTAATTTATTATTTATTTCTTCTTTTTGTTGTTTCAATAATTGTACATGTAATTTTAATTGTTTTACTCTTTCTTTTGTTCCACTAAGAATCTGTGATGGTTTATCTAAACCTGTTACTTTATTTAAACCTGTATATCTACCAAAATCTGATAATTTATTTACAGCACTTCTTGCAGATGTTCCAATAGCTTTTGTAGAATATTCAACAGCTTTTGATGCTGCTAACCCTGTATACTTATCCGTTAATGATGCTGCTTTACCTATACCTCTTGCTGCATAACTTAAACCAGTTTGGTCTGCAACATATGATGCAACACCTGTTAAACCAGAATTTCTTGATTTATTACTTACATATTTTGTTGCACTACTTAAACCAGATTTTACACTTTCTGGTGTAATATATTTTATTCCATTACTAATACCTTTTCCTAATCTTGATACTCTCAAATTATATTTTTTATTTTCTTTATATTTAGGAATTACCACATTATTTCTTTGAATTTTTTTATTTTTTAATATTTTAACAAGATTACGTCTTTTATTATTATTATTTTTATATATATTATATAAATCTGACTCAATAGTTTTAATATTATTTTGTTGATTACTTGGTAAATTTCTTACTTTATTAAGAATTTTTTTATTAATCTCTCTAATTTTATTAGGATATTCTGTATTAAATTGTTTTAAGCGAGCTTCATTTTTTTTTCTGCTACTGGTTCTACTATAAAATGTTTTTACAGTAGGTTTACGCGCAGCTTTTAATATTTTTCTTGATTCTATTAAATTTTTTATATCTGTATTTTGATTATTTATATCTCTTAAAATATTATTTGCATAATTAAGTTTATTTTTATATTGTCTTAGTTCATTAGCTTGACTAGCTTGATTAGATTGATTAGTTTTACTATATTCAGATGGTATCGTTGGTGGTTTCGATCTTGAAAAAAAACTCATATTATACTATTTATATATATTATTTATTTTTTGAAATAATTAAGATAATTATGAGAATATATTCATTATGTAGTAAATTAAAGCTTTAGTGTATTTTACTTCTTAAAATAGAGATTCTGTATTTTACTTCTTAAAATAGAGATTCTGTATTTTACTTCTTAAAATAGAGATTCTGTATTTTACTTCTTAAAATAGAGATTCTGTATTTTACTTCGTAAAATAGCGATTCTGTATTTTTCTTCTTAAAATAGCGATTCTGTATTTTACTTCTTAAAATAGCGATTCTGTATTTTACTTCGTAAAATAGCGATTCTGTATTTTACTTCGTAAAATAGCGATTCTGTATTTTACTTCGTAAAATAGCGATTCTGTATTTTACTTCGTAAAATAGCGATTCTGTATTTTACTTCTTAAAATAGCGATTCTGTATTTTACTTCGTAAAATAGCGATTCTGTATTTTACTTCATGTAAACTTCAGAAAATAACCTTAAACTTAAGCTAAATCTTCAGTTTATTATTTATAATTATTTTAACTTAAATTTTATACAAGTAATTTTCTACCTATTTCTTTTAAACAAATAAACCCATTATCATTTTCTATTTTCCATTCACATAATGTATATACATCAATATAAGGTTCACTTCTTATTATTTGGTTATCTATAAAATTAATATCATAGTGGTAATGAATTAAATACAATTGATTATCATATTTAACCATGTGACATCCATCGCCAATATAGTGTAAAAAATCTTTTAATTTTATACCATTTGTTGAATACCATTTTTCAAAAAATACTATTTTATTGGTATTAATAATACCATATAGTGTATTTGAATGGTATGCATTATTTATATCAATAAATAATTTAGAATAATCCATTTTTTTAATATATGTAGTAAACTGGAGAGTTGATGTATTTTTTCTTCGTAAACTCCGAAAAATAACCTTAAACTTACGCTAAAAGCTCCAGTTTAATACATAAGTTTACGAAAGAAAATTAAATAAGTAACTTAAATAAAGAAATATATTTGAATTTAAATAAATCAATTTTTTTTTTATATAATATTTTTTTCTTATTATAATTTAATGAGTACTAATTTAATAATAAATGAACAAACAAATATGAAAAATGATAAATGTTTTAATACATTTCAAGATTTAAATAATAATAGAGTATTTGAACATAGTTTTTTACCATCTATATCATCAAATAGTAATAGTAGAACTTCATATATTAATTCTTCTAATACACGTGGAATTTTACAAGATACTAATTATGATTTAAATGGAACTAATATTGATATATCAAGCTCACTAAGACAAGGAAATTTTGAAAATATTTATCCCAAAAAAGAATTAGATACTAGAGTTTTTATAGGCGCACCATTAATGTCAAATGGTCAATCAGTTTTAAAAAATCCAGATCTTTCATCAAGACTTAAATATGGTGAAGATACCCGTGTTAGTAAATCCGCAAATAGTACAGGTTCTTATTCAGCAAATAATTTTATACCACTTGTTCCAAATTTAGCAGAAAATATCCAAAATCCAGAACATATTATACCAACATATTGGGTTAGAGGAGGTATGAGTTCAAGAACTGTTGTTAGAAATATTGATTATTTAAAATCATGTGGTCTTAAGAAATAACATTTCTATTTATTTTATTTTCAATAAAAAAATCATTAAATATATTATCAATATATTTATTATCAACTATTTTATTTAAAATAAGTATTTTATGTATACTCTTAAATGTACAACAGTTATAAAATTCATTATTTGAAATATTTGTAAATGAAATATTTTTTGTTATAGAATAATTATATAAAGTTTTATATATTATAATAAATATACAATAATACTTATTTTGATTCGGTATAATATTATCTTCTTTTAATTCTGTTATAAATATATTATTATATTTAAGTGATTTACCCATAAAAAATGTAAACGTAAATAAAAATATATCAAATAATTTAAGAAATTCTATATTTATATATATTTTATCATCTAAATCTAAATATAAATTTATATATTCTAATTTATTTATTTTTATAAATTCATCATGTTCAATTATTGAAAATTCTAAATCTATAAATTTAATAATATCCGTATTTTCGTCATACAATATATTATTTAACTTAAAATCTCCATGTATAAAATATAAATTATTATGTAAAAATTCTATTTTTATTAAACTTTTATTAATTATTTTTATTATTTTATCAGTATTATCTGAATATTTATTAATAAAATCAAATAATGTTATATTATTTTCATTATAGTTCATTACCAAAAATCCTATATATTTTATATAATAATTATTTAATTGATCAATTTTGTAATGTTCTTTAAGTTCTGAAAATAAATTTTTTGGTTTTTTATGTAAAAAATATTCAAAAAATATTTGTTCAGATATAATATTATTCTTTATAATATCTTCAATATTTATTATTATTTCAATATTATTTTCATCATGAATTACATTAATTATTAAATCTGTTTTTATGTCAATATTTTTATAAAAAAATATATTTTCAATATTTTCAAAGTAATTTTTATAAGGAGTTTTATTTATTAAATTATAATTATTATATTCATTATTAATATCATATACTTCTAAAGTTATAGGTATTTTTATAATTTTTTTAAAAATAATATTGTTTTCTTTATCATTATAATTTAATATAAAAATATTTTGTTTAAATTTTTGAAATATATATTTAGTCATATATACTATATAAAAATATAATTATAAGTCAAATATATAATAATGGATTATGACTTTAATGAAAAAGGATACTTATTTTTAAAAAATGTATATAAATTAGATTTAATTGAAGAATTAAACAAAGATATTAGAGAATATATGACAAAAAATAATATTTATGGACATTTAAAAAAAAGACATGATGTATGCGAAGAATCATTTTTTGTAAACAATACCTATACATCACTTGATAATTACAAAAAAATGCAATATTATTATTTACCAGTAATTGATAATAGAGGCTCTCATAATAGAATAAATGATGTAGGTATGATAGATATCTATAATGTTGATAAATTAATACCAACTATTTACAACTATATTGATATTGAACTTATATTAACAATTTTAAATAAAGTTACAGGAGAAAAATGGAAATTATTAAGAACAAATATTCAAATATGCAGTAATGTAACAAACCCTAATTCATTTCATTTTGAAAATATAGATAAATGTATTAAATATACAATATATTTATCAGATGTTTTAGATAATGATTATGGACCACCTATATATATTGAAAATACTCATATTATTAAAAATAATATTAAAAATGAATATATAAAAACATTCTTAGGTAATAAAGGAGATGTATTAATTTCATCTCAAAATGGCCTTCATAGAAAATTACCACAACAAAATAAAACAGTTGGATTTTTAGTATTAAATTTTATTCCTTATTTTTAATGCATCGTATTTGAATTCATCATGTTTGAATTCATCATGTTTGAATGCATCATGTTTGAATTCATCATGTTTGAATTCATCATGTTTGAATTCATCATGTTTGAATTCATCATGTTTGGTTTCATCATGTTTGGTTTCATCATGTTTGGTTTCATCATGTTTGAATTCATTGAATTCATATTTGAATAATCACAGCCAGTTGGTTTAACTGGGTTAGGCATAGGAGTTTTAGGATAATATTGTAATTGACATGATGCTTGATGTACTAATGGTAATGGTTTTTGTTCAGTTGGATTATACATTGTTTTAGGGCAAAGAGAGGCTAATCTAGTTTGTCCCCTCAAATCACTTTCTAAATCGACTAGATTTCCACTAAAAAGAGAAACACCATTTCCACCAACAACACCAAATTCAATTCGACATTTGGCACAGTTTTCAAATTTACCAGTATACATCATGTATTGAAGTGGATCGGTTGATTGTTGTAAAGATTTTTGATATGCACAATTATCATAACTTAGTCTATTTGAGCTCATTTCTATATAATAATATATAGAAAATTTTTTTATTAATTAATTTTTTTTATTTAATAATTATCTTTTATAATATATATAATGAGTTTTAATAGATTGAAATATGATAACTGTGAAATCAAAAAATATAATCAAGAATCAACTGGTCCTGGAAATTACTTATATGATACACCACAAATTTGTAATAATTGTTTTAATGACAATCCTAGAATTATAAATCAAAAAAATGGTGTTTCTTTAAATAGTCATGTAGATTGGAGATTTTATGCAGGTCCAGTCGATGTTGAATCAGATTTATTAAATATTAATAGAGTAAATTCAAAATGCCCTACAAATATGTATATACCAAATTGTGCACCAAATTCTTGTACAAATCAAGGTGAACCATGTGGTGCAGGTGTTGTTGAAAGTTGTTCCGATCCTAAAAATCCCTTAAGAAATTCATGGAATAGACCAGGTGATAATAATTTAGTTAATTTCCCAAATTGTTTTTTCCCAACAGAAGATACACGTTTAAGTAATCCATCAACAAATCTTCGAGGAACTGGTTGGAATCGATTTAATCCATTATGTAAAGATCCACAAGTCCAAATAACATTTCCAGGTGAATATATGACTAGTACCAGATTGGTTGTTAAAGATAATCACAGACCTTCTGTTCTTAAACCAAATGTTAATGATATGAATCCTTATGAAGAAATGGCACCATGTCCAAAGATTAGTCCAAATGTATGTGGTAATTTCACTACACCATTATATCAATATGATGTATGCGGATAAGCTTTTCGTTTTATTATAAATTACTAAATTTATTTCATTGTAAATTTGATAATTCCTTGTAATTGAAATATTTTATGTTTATCAGGAATATTTGATGCTAAAATAGTCATTAAACTATTATATGATATATTACAGTCATTATATTCTAAATTACCGCTTTTCGTATATAATTCTTTTATTAATATACGAACAATAGAATCATGTGTCATATCGTTTGCATATAGATTTTTTTTTAGAAAATAAAATATATTTCTATTTTCTATAAAATCCTTATATTTATTTTCTAAAAAAACAAGTTGTTCTTCACCTGTATTCAAGTCACATGATAATTTGAAAAAACTGAGCATATCGTATCTTATATATATAATTGATAATATACAATCTATACATGTTTTATCTCCAAATTTTTCAATAATATCAAGAATTCTTTTATCTCTTCGTCCAGATGGTATACATCGAGAAAAATTTATTGGATTAAATTCTTCACCATTTGTTTTCTTAAAGTAATCAGATACTTCTGGTACTAATTCAAAACTACCACAATGTGGTTTATATAATATATTAGTTTTTTTTATATAAAAAAAACTAATATATTTTACCTTTCCACAAGAACATTCAATGCCAGTACTTTGTATATTATCAATATAACATTCAATATTATTATTTTGTAGTTTACTACATTGACATTTATCATTACAGATTTTCTTCTTATTAGAAGAATTACTATCACTATTTTCTCTTTTACCATGTAAACTTGTCATTTTTTTTTGATTAATTAATTATATTATTTTAAAACAAAATGATATATTTTAATTTTAATGAATCAATTTTTTTTAATACTACTTAAAACTATTTTAATTATAAATATAATATAAAATGAATACTACTAACGAAATATTTGATAATTATGAAATGAGTAAAAATTTAAATTTTTACGATAGTTTCGAAAATACAGAATTAGGATTAAAGGATGAAATTTTGAATGGAATTTATAGTTATGGGTATGAAAAACCATCACAAATACAACGTATTGCAATTAAACCTATTATTGATGGCGAAGATATTGTTATTCAATCACATTCAGGTACGGGTAAAACAGCAACATTTATTATTGGATTATTACAAAGAATTGATGAAAATATCAATAAACCACAATGCATAATAATATCTAATACAAGAGAATTAGCAGACCAAACATATAAAGTATTTTTAAGTTTATCGCATTATACAAAAATTAAATGTAATTTATGTATAGGTGGAGACTTACAATATAAATATTATTCAGATAATATTAAAGAACAAGTTATTATTGGTACACCTGGTAGAATTAGCGATTTAATGAATAAAAATATAATTAGCACTAATAATATAATGATGATTATTATTGATGAAGCAGATGATGTTTTATCAAATTCTTTTGTTAAACAAATTAAGAAAATTTTTAAATTTATACCACAAAGTGCACAAGTAATACTTATTAGTGCAACAATTCCACCAGAAATGTCTGCTTTATTTAATGTTATTTTAAAACCAAATTATTTATCAATATTGGTTAAAGATGATGAATTAACGTTGGATGGTATTATACAATATTATATTCATATTGATGAACAATATAAATTAGATGCATTAATTGATTTATATAAATTTATATCAGTTGGACAAGCTATAGTGTATTGTAATAAAAAACATAAAGCAGATGAATTAAAATGTGAACTTATTGATAAATCATTTTCTGTTTCCGTACTACATGGTGATATGATGCAAAAAGAACGAGAAGGAATTATGAATGAATTTCGAACAGGTAAAACACGTATATTAATAACAACTGATATTTTATCACGTGGTATAGATATTCAACAGGTATCATTAGTAATTAATTATGATATGCCGAAATATCCGCAAACATATATTCATAGAATTGGAAGAAGTGGACGTTTTGGAAGAAAGGGATCAGCTATAAATTTTGTTACAAAAAGAGAGAAAAATATATTAACTTTCATACAAAAAATGTATAATACTGAAATTATACCATTACCAAGTAATGTTGCAGAGTTATTATAAGTGAGAAAACATAGGTTTCCTACGAAAAAGAACCTTCATTGTATTCCAATTCTTTTCTGAAGTTTACGAAGAAAAATAAGATTTAGAAAATAAATAAAAAAAATTGATTTTTTTAATAAAATTATTACTTAAAAATAAAATGATAATATACATAAAAACAATATATCATGATGATTGCATTAGTTATTATATTAATTTTTAGTTATAGTTTAATTGGATATTCAAGATTTTTTGAAAAATATGAAGAAATTATTAATACTAAATATTTAAAATGTTTAGAACACTACAATAAATATGTAAAACCTATACAAGATAAATCAGAATTTTTAGAAGAATCATATAACAAAAATGATATATCCTTTAATTATTACTTAGAATACTGGTGGAATTTAGAAGAGTCTGATGAACAACTATTAATCAGAGTATGTAATTATATTAGTAATAAATTTCCCAAAAGAAATATTAGATATACATAAAGGAAGATTTTTTTCAGTTCTTAAATTTATTGTAAAAAATCTAATAAATTTTTATTAAAAATTTTTTTATTCTTATTATATAAAAATTTTATATTATCAATTGTATTATTAATAATATCCAATGTTTTATTATCATCTAATATCTCAATAATTTTATCAACTATATCATCTTTATTTATAATTCCTCTATTAATTAATGAATTGTTATTATCATTTAAAGTATTATATGAACATTTTATATACCATCCATTTATTTTATCTTTAATTATTTCATTGCCAGGTATCCAGTCCATTATAATAATTGGACATCCAGAATATAATGCTTCGTAATATCCTAAACCAAGACCTTCGTGTGAGCCCATATGTATAAAAATATCATTTTCAAAGTATTTATCAATAATTGATCTATAACTATTATTATGAATAAAATAATTGATATTGTTACATTTATATTTTTCTACTATAGAAGGTATTTCGACTCCTTGTATATATACATTTAATTCCCAATAATTTATTTTATTTTTATATTCATTATATATTTCATAAAATGCTTTTATTACTAAATCTATATTTTTACGGCTAATTGAATTTAAACCACCTATACAACAAAATTTTATTTTATTCAAATTAATTTTATTTAATTTTATTTTTTTTTGAAAATATGGATAATTTAAATGAAATCCTAAATTACTGACATTATTTTTAAAAATATATGATAAAATCTTGTTTGAAGTATTATTATTTGTTAATATTTTATCAAATATTGAATGATATTCTAATTCAATCAATCTAATACATTCGATATTAATTACTAAATAAACATTAATATTCAAAATTTTTAAAAATGCTGCTATTTTAAATATATTTAAAAATGTTGCTTCTATTATAATTATTGTTTTAATATTATATTTATAAACAAAATTAAATATTTCATCGTATGTAATATCTTCTCTATAGTTATTACTATAATGAATATTATCATATAACCATTCTTCTTTATTACTTTGTAACAAAATATTTTCATGTGTTGCATGATATGGTTTAAAACTAAATATATGTGGTTCATAACCTAATTCTTTTAAAGATATATAATAATCTCTTGATTGTATTCCTAATCCTTGATCAGCCCAAGGAACTATCATACCAATATTATTTTGAGTTAATTTATATTTACTTTCTGTTATTTCATTTAATTTATCAGTTATTTTATTTGAAATTATAGTTTCTGAAAGTATATCGGTTTTTTTATTGTTATATTCTTGTAATGCATTTATATTAAAATACATTGACTCAATTGTTTTTTTCCATTTTGAATGATTATGTCCATCTATAAATTTTGCATAATCTTGTAATAAATATTTAAGATTACCATTTTTGGTTGATAAAATTGGTAATTTATTAACCATCCCTTCATATGCAACTCTACAAAATGTTTCATCACATAAATATGGTATTAATAATATTCGTGTCTTATTGTATATATCTTTAATATTGATTTTTGTAAGACTTAGTATATTAATATTTTTTTTTAAATTTCTATTTTCAATTAATTTAGTTACATACTCTGATGATATATTTGGATCATTTTCAGTATAAATAATTTGTAATGGTATGTCTATATCTAAATTTTCACATAAATATTCAATAATATGTCCACATTTATTATAATGACAATTTATTAAAGTAACATAATTTAAATTATCATTATATAAATTTTTATCAATATAAAATTCTTCTTTTATACTGATTGATTCTATAACATCCAATTTTATACCATAAAATTTATCAATAATATCATTAACAAAATTTGATGAAGCATATGTATAACTATATTTTAATATGTTATTAAATTCTATAGTTGGAGATAAATCATTATTATTTATCATATCAATATTTAAATTATTTGTATTAAAATCTATTATGTTATTCCAAAAACAAAATCCGGTTAAAAAAGGTATTTCTAATACATTACTTATTTGCATAAAATATTCTCTATATACACCTTGATGATTAATAATATCAGGATTAATTAACTTTATTAATTTTATAATAGATAATAAATTTTTTGGCATTTGAATTATTTTAACATATTTTAAGTCTATTAATTGTATTTCACTAAAATATTCATTTTTAAATGGATCACTAAAACATATTAAATAATTATCATAATTATTTTTATAAAAAAAATTGTTTAAATTTAATAACCAATTTTCTCCTCCGCCAAATGGTGGATATCCCCATTCAACTAATGATAATATTCGTTTTTTTGTTTTTAAAGGTATTTCAAAATCTAATTCAATTTTCAAAATTTCATCTAAATTATTTTTTGAGTATAACTCTTTAGGAAATAATGATGAACATTCATTGTTATCTCGATTATTTTCAGCATTAATATAATTATCAATATTTTCTTTATTAATATAATTTATATTTTTTATATTTATATTTTTAGTTATTGTACTTAAATTTTTTATTATACTGTTTTTTTTTAAATCAACATTAAATATATTGTACTTATATTTTATTTCATTTACTAAATAAAATTTATTATTTTTCTTTTTAAAAATTTCTTTTATACTTTTATGAATTGGATCTATTTCTAAAGGTATTTCTGTTTCAAAATCTGAATATGTTTCTGATTGTGTTTCTGAATCTGAGTTTGTATAAAATAATTCTTTATCTATACTTTGTTCTGATAAATATTTATGGTTATTTTCTGTATGTAAATCATCATTAATTAATTTTGATAAATAATTTTTATTATAATATTTTTCATGTATTTTAAAAAAAATTTCATCATAGTCATCATTATTTTTATTCCATTTAATTATAAAATATTTATTGTCTAATATACAATTACCGATTTTTGTTAAATTATATTTATCAATAATTATTTTTAAATCTTTATTTATAATAAATTCTGTTTTAATTTTATCAAAGTATAAATCTATTAATTCTATATTATAATTATTTATATATTTATTAAAAAAAATTATATGATAATAACAGTTATACATATTAATAAATATATCATTATCGTTACTTTTTTTCCAATTAACTATTATTTTATTATTATCATAATAAAATTTACCGATATCTTTATTTGATGTTCGATATATTTTATTGTTCTTTAATATACAAGTATCTGTCCATTCAGAATGAATAAATATATTTTCATCATTATTATTTTTCATATATCTATTATTGAATAATATTATTTTATGTAAAAGAAAACCGAGATTTATCATAATTTTCAATATCAATTGCCATTTTTTCAAACGGATGCTCATATGATTGATTATTAATTGGATAATATGTAATATCTTCAATATTTTTTGGATTTGAATTATAAATTGCTTTATTTATATTATTGTTATTATCTTTGTAAATAAAATTATTTAAATCTGGATTTGCTCTTATATTATCATCTTTATCTCTTTCTTTTAATATTGTATAATTATAATATTTAATAAATTTATCAGTATCACTAATATATATTTTTTGATATATATGAACTTTTTCATGTATTAATGTTTTTATAATACGTATATCATTATTTTTTAAATAATCTTTTGAAATTAATATAATATCATTTCTTGTATGTGGTAAACCATTTTCGTATAAAGTACCTTTTATACAACCAATTTTCCAAACAATTTTATTTGCTTTTTTACCATCAAACCAATCTAATTTTATATTATCTATTTTTTTATCGGCAATTTTTATACATTTTAATAATTTTTTTATTTCTTCTTTTGTAAAGTCAGATGCAGAATTTTCAATATAATTAAAATATTCTTCGATTGATTTTATTTTTCTTGTATCTAAATCTTTTTTAAAAAAAGTTTTATAATAATTATCATTATCATTTTTTAATATATTAATTAAATCATTTTTATTAATAAAATTAACATTTAAATTTATTTCAGAAAAGTGTTCTTTGTATTTTCCTTCATATATTTGAAAAAACGTAGATAAATCTTCATTATATTTTAATAAATTATTTAAAATATAAAAACATATTATAATACATCCAATCGAAAATTCTAGTAAATATTTCATTATATATATATTGTATTAAAATATTTTTTAAATTTATATTTATTATTTATTTATAAATTATGAAAATACAATGAATTTATCAGTACATAAAGAACTATTTTATGAAACGCACGTGAAATAAAATACAATGAATTTATCAGTACATAAAGAACTATTTTATGAAACGCATGTGAAATAAAATACAATGAATTTATCAGTACATAAAGAACTATTTTATGAAACGCACGTGAAATAAAATACAATGAATTTATCTACCTGTCCATACTTTTACAATTTCATACTTATTTATATTATAATTATTTTTATCATGATTATATTCATCATATGAATATCCAAATTTTATGTAATTATGTATTATACCAAATATAGATGGTTCTATTTTTAATTTTTCGCATTCATTTATACATATTAATGCAAATACTCTTTCAATATCCATTCTTAATTTTCGGGAGTCAACATAATCTAATAATTTAAAAAAATTATATTTTTTTTGTATTTTATCCAAAAAATCATATGATATAACAGATTGAACACCAAAACATCCATGTATAAATTCTGTATTATTATAATGTTTTAATATATCATCACTGTGATTTATTTGTTTAATTAAATGTGTTTCTTCAGTTTGATCAAACCATTTTGATTCGAAATGCCAAATAAACTTTATATCATCGTATTTATCAAAATTAATATATTTTTGTATAAAAACAGAATCATGTATTATAACTGCTTTTTCAAAAAATTTATATTTATGATAATAATAATAACCTAATATTTCACCTCTACTTTTATAGTCTGATTGAATAAATTGACAATTAACAATATCGATATAATCTGTATCATATTTTATAAAATTATAATCACTATGATCATCTATTATAATAATTTTATTATTATAATATTTTCTGATTAAACGATATGATTCAATCCAATATTTATTAGTTTTTTCTGAATTAACATATCTAATCATAATAAATCCAAATTTATCATTCTTCATAATATTATCCATTATCAAATTATTATTTAATAATATATCATTTTTAATATTTAATATATTAAAATTTTTATAAATATTTTTATGTATTTGTTCATAATTGTTTAATACAAACACACACATTTGTGGTATTATATCATAATTGCATTGTATAATATATTTTTTTAAATGTTCTGAATATTTATTATTTATATGATCATTTATAATTATTATCTTATTATAAATACAATAGTCATAATTAATATTTAAATCATTATCATCACCAATATTTAATAATATTTTATAATTGTTTATAGTATTTAGACCTAATTTAGAAATATCATCAATCATAATATTATTGTATTTAAATTTATTATATAAAATTAAATTATTTTCTGATTTAGTTTCAATTATTGCAATATCAGATATTTTTTTTTTATCTATCATTAAATTTTCATTAATATATTCTATAAAATATTTAACATTTATATATTTTTTAATTATATCAATATTATATAAATTACTATCTAATATATTAATATTGTATGTCATTAAATATGAATAATCATGTTCTTTAATTAATTTAGAAATATTTAATATATGTATATTATTATTTAAATTAATTGTAGATAATTTTTGTAAAGTACTTTCTAAAATATCATCTATAAAAATAATATTTTTATATAATAAATTATTATCATTTATTATATCTTTTATTTCATTATCATTATTAAATATATGTAATTTTAATAATAGATGATTATTTAGTACATTATCAATATATTGCTTATGAAAATTATATAGATAATTTGAACAAATTAAATTTAGCATATAATATATTATATTAATATCTTTTTTAAGTTAAAAAAAATATTTTAAATAAGTATATATAATTATGAATATATCGATAATTATATATACCATTAATTGGGTATATCGTTTATACGAAGAATATATATTATTATTTAAAAAATTTATAGATAAATATTATAATACAATTATAAATATTGATATTAAATATTATGATATTAATATCTATGATAAAAGTATAATTGAAAAATTAAATATTAATAATTATGATAAAATATTTTATAGTGGTGATATTAGTTTTTATAATATCATTTATTCAATATATAATAAAAAATTATATTTTATTAATATTGAACAATTATCACATGTAAATTATTACAAATATATCATTAATATTAATAATAAATCAAATATTATCGATTATTCAGAAGAAAACATAGAATTTTTAAAAGAATCATATATTTCATTTTTGGTACCACCTTATTTTGAAAATATTGATATTAATAAAAATAATAAAAATATTGATGTTCTATCTATAATAAATAATGAATATAGGAAAAATATATATGAAAGTATTAATTTGAATAAATTATCAATAGATAATTGTTATGGAAATGAAAGAGATAATTTATTTAATAAAACTAAAATATATATAAATATACATTGTTCAGATGAACATAAAACAATGGAAATGATTAGATTGGTAAATTTAATTACTAGAAAAGTAATTATTATATCCCAAAAATCTATTTGTAATAATTTATTATTTTTAAATAAATTTATAATAATATGCAATAATAATATAGATTTACCTTTATATATAAATGAAGTTCTAAATAATTATGATAATTATTATGATAAAATATATGGAAATTTTGATAAAGATTATAATGATTATATTTCATATATAAAAGAAAATATAGATATTTTACTCAGATAATAATTTAGTTATATAATAAATTTTATGTGCAAAATTATTCCACGTATAGTATTCTATTCCTTTTTTATATCCATTTTCTCTAATATTATCATATTCATCGCTATTTTTAATAATATCTAGTATTTTTTTAAGCCAATCCATATTTTTATCAATATAAATATAATCCTCATTTTCAATTAAAATATTACTTAATTTAGAATTTGTTACTAATAATCCATTACATCCTAAAATTTGTGGTACTCTTTCTGAAAAATATTCTTTTGTACTATTTTCAGAATTCAATTCATTTACAATTGGATGTATTGATAAATTTATTTTACTATTACTAAAAACTTTATTACATTTTTGATATTTTATAAATCCTCTATAACAGTCGGGATATCTATTTTTTAAATTTTCCGTCCCATATATATGGAATTTTATTTTATGACGATATTTATATAATGTATCAATTATTTCATATCGTGATATATTAGTTGCATCACATGGAAATTCATTATTGTTATTGTATATATTTGTACAAACTATACTTATATCACATATGTATTTTTCATCATATTCATAAAAAGATATTTCTTTATCAAATCCTGGATATGCATATGATATATTTTGATAACTTTTAAAATATTCAATTTCTTTTTCAAAACATGAAAAAACATGTGTCATTAATGCATATATAATCTTTTTATTTTCTACTATAGGATTCCATATATCGTGACAATTTTCATATTTTTTATAATCATATAATACTGGATCCCAACTAAAAAAATAATTTATTATTTTTTTTTTAATATATTTTTGTTTAACAACTGTTAAAATATTTACTGATAAATTGATATTATTTTCTTTTTCATCTGCTGCTATGTCTAGATTTTCTGATAAATTAATATTATTTTCTTTTTCATCTGCTGCTATGTCTAGATTTTCTGATAAATTGATATTATTTTCTTTTTCATCTGCTGCTACTTCTAGATTTTCTGATAAATTGATATTATTTTCTTTTTCATCTGCTATTTCTAAATTTTCTGATAAATTGATATTATTTTCTTTTTCATCTGCTGCTATGTCTAAATTTTCTGATAAATTGATATTATTTTCTTTTTCTATAAATGAATTATTTATAATTTTATCATATGTTTCTATTGTAATATTATTACACCACCATAAACATATGTCAATTGATTTATCTTTAATTAAATTTAATAATATTTCATCTCTATTTTCAATTTTATCCATAATATGTGATAAATATGGGAAAAAATAGATTATATATCCTAAATTTTCTAATGCTTTTGATGCATATAAAAAACCATCATCTAAATGACAATATCCAATTATTAATAAATTCATAATATATTTATCTTAAAATAATTAAATAATTTAACCGCTACATTAGTATGATGTATTTTCTTTTACATACGTTTCAGAAAATAACCATAAACTTATGTAGTAAACTGGAGTATTAGCGTAAGTTTAAGATTATTTTTCGGAGTTTACGAAGCAAAATACGCTAAAGCTCCTGTTTGTTACATATTTTTTTTTGTAAAGAATTATAGCTTTAGTGTATTTTTCTTCGTAAACTTATAAAAATAGTATTTACGAAGAAAAATATAATATAAGATATAGTAAACTCCGGAGTATAGCGATGAACCTTCAATTGCATCATTTCATCATTTCATTAACGGTTCTTTTCTGTAGTAAACTGGAGACTTATCGTAAGTTTAAGGTTATTTTCCAGAGTAAATTATAAAATATATTGTTTATTTCAATTAATCAAAAAAACGCATTACTTTTATTGATTCAATATATATAAAATAACCTAAGAATAATATTAATAAATTTATAATAAAAATATATTAAGATATGATATTTTTATTGGATCAATATATACTTTAAATTATAAAATATATTGTTTAATCAAACCAATAAAAAATCGCATTACTTTTATTGATTCAATGTATATAAAATAATTTAAAAATAATATTAATAAATTTACAATAAAAAAATATATTAAGATATGATAATTTTGTTGGATCAATACATACTTTAAATTATAAAATATATTG